GACACGGGGGGGCAGAGTAAGGAAATCAACAACCCTGTGTATCCTGAGTTCAAGAAGTGGTTGCCGGATTTTCTCATTAAACGAGATAATAGTGGCAAGAAGATGGACATCACGATTCGAAAGCCTTCGATTACAATATTAGACCCGAACAACGGTCTTGTGTTTTTTGAAAAAGATTCGGGGTTAAAGATAGATTATGTGGGAAATGATATTGTGGTGGAATTTGTTTCTTACAACCAGCAGACCCAGACTACCGCCGGGGTGCAAAGAGCGTCTATATGGTTGGACGAGCACGGGCCATTTGATTTTTTCGATGAGCAGCAGTCCAGAGGATTTGCCGACGACTCAGACACTATTCTTACCCTCACGCCTGCAATGGGGTTTGGTTGGGAGTATGATTACATCTTCGAAGAAGCCGACACCTTTATAAGAACTGAGGCTGTTGCGAATTATCTAAGTTCGATTTCTGGAAAATCAGTTGCTAAGGTTGAAAGAACCGATTCGCCAAAAGATATTGCGGTTTTACAGGCGGCAACTGACGACAACCCGACATTTTCAAAAGAAGTGGTCGATAAAAAGTACAGGGACCGTCCTGACCCTGATGGGACGGTAATCCCTATGAGAAGGTACGGGATATTCAAACAAGCCTCTGGGCGGGTCTTTAAGGACATGAATTACAAAGTCCATGTCATAGACCCTAAAAAGTACGATCTAACTGCCAAGTACCTGTCCACGTGTGTTTTAGGTCGAGCAATGGACTACCATGAGAGAACCCCTCATCATATTCTATGGGCGGCTATTTCTGCGAGTGACGAATGTTTTGTGTTTCGTCAGCTTGTGGCTTCTGTTGATAAATACGTGATTAAGAAATTATGTGCCACGATTTCCGATTTAAGTTCTGACGATAAATTTTCTCTGAGTTTGGTTGACGCCCTGGCGAATAAGATTAATACAGAGACAGGTCGTACAACGATTGAAGAAATGAACAAGTATTTTCATCAATTGAAAAAAGAGGGCGGCACCGGGGGGTACTGGCAGGCGTGGAATACTAAAGGTGATGTTGGCAGGGACGAGATTAAAACTAGATTAGCGAACTCTTTAAAGGTCGGTCATCCTTTTAATAATTTTGTGGTGGAAGACGGGTTGAAGAAAAGATTACCGACTATCTGGTTCTTCAAAGATGTGGTCGAGGTTGCCCGTCACATTAAACACTGGCGCTTTGAGGAATGGAAGGATAATCGTCAATTAGTGGCAAAAGAGCGAAAAGAATCTTTTGAGCAAAAACATTCACATTTCTGCATGTGTCTGGATGCTCTTTTTACAGATCGTCGCTTCAGATCAAGACGGGCGAAAAGGCCGAGCCAAAATGATGCGCCTTTTTATTTCAAGGGGACGGGTTGATGCCGCTTTATCAATTTTTCTGTACTCCATGCTTTGAGTATTACGAGATCCAGATAGATTTAAAGACTAAGGAAAAGCTGGACAGGGGTAAAAAAAACCCAAATTGCCCAAAATGCGAAAAGGAACTAACTTATTTAATTGCACCACCTAAGACGATAAAGATAAATTAAATGGAAGAACATAAATTCGACAAAAAAATAGAGGATTGGGTCGGTAATATCGTAGTGACAAACGAATATTCCACGGCCAAGAGAAATTCCCAGGGTGCATTTGAGGATTTCGAGTCTTACGTGGATCTTTTCGATGCCGAGCGAAGCGAAAAAGACTACGATTGGATGAGTGATATATTCATCCCTGAATTTCCCACTCACATGCTTGTCCAGAGTGCCGAAGACGTTGCACAGTATTTTAGAACCAGAGATTTTGTCGAAACCTACGTTACTGATAAGTCCCCAAGAGCGATAAAAGCCGCAGAATCCGCAGAGGAACTGTTAAATACCTCATTAAACCGCAGAGAACTGTATCATTACCAGAAATACGTCCGGGCGAAGACGATAAATAGGTTAGCCGGTGAGGTTTGGGCGCATTGCTGGTGGGAGCAGAAAGTTTCACGTGAAACAGTAGGAGAAGATGAGCAAGGAAAAAAGGTATATGACGAGAAAATCCTAAAGGATTACTTTAACTATGAGATTTTAGACCCCAGGAATGTTTTTATCGTTGATGGAACGTATTCTTACAGCGCCCAGCAGAAAAAAGCGGTTATAATACGATGTGAGAGAACGTATGAAGACCTTCTTGGAGAAAAAAAGTCTCATAAATATTTTAATCTGGACATTGTTAAGGATTTAAAACGAACAGGTGAGACTGAAACCAAGACCGAAATTGAAGATGAGAACAAACAACGACCTGGAAACAAGATAGACGAGCCGTTTGACAAACTTATAAGGTATGGTCTTTTCTGGTTTAAAGGAACTGAGCCGGGATTAGACGAAAACGGAAATGTTTTAGAAGATGCTGTCTTAAAAGAAGCGGTTTTAACCTTTATCAAGTCCGGTTCAGATACCGTTCTTATAGGATTTCGAGCACAGCCTTACAAGGACGCCAACGGAAACGCCTATAAACCTCTTATCCGAGGATTGTGCTACGTTCATCCGACAAGAGACTCAGGGGTGGGAGATGCCAAGTACTCAAGTGAGCTTCAAATTGCGATAAACGACACCTTTAATTTAAATAATGACCGGACACGGTTAGCGACCATGCCGACTATGAAGGGCAAAAAATACGTCACTGAAGACGCTGACGAGATTTATTTTGAACCCGGTCATGTAATGGACTTGGAAGACCCAAATGATTTAGTGGAGTTTCAAATCTCAGACAACATCCAAGGCGGTCTTGCCCAATTAGGAATTTTAACCGAGAAAATGCGTGAAGCAAGCTCTACCTATCCCCCCCAGATGGGAAATGTCCCTGAAGTTGCGTCAACAACCGCTACGGCCATAGCGTCTGCTACTTCAGGGTCTTCCCGTCGATCTAACATGCAGTCGATGACATTTGAAAACACCTTCTTAGCCGAATTATACTGGATGGATCTTCAGATGACATGGCAGTTTGCCAAACCTGAAACCGGCTTTAAATTAATGGGCGCAAAAGTCTATGATTTCGAACCGAACTTTGAGTATTATTTCAGACCTTTATCGCAATCAATTGAAACCGATCAGGCCAAACAGGCGAAGATTCAAAAATGGCAGGGCATACTTCAAGTTGTGGTTCAACTACAACATCCTGACACGGTGAAGATGGTTAATTATATCTTAAAACAAATCGCAACTTTAATGGGCGATGAGTTTGAGAGTTTTGCCGATAAATTATTAGATGAAGGCCAGCCCATAGAGTCGGGTGGAAATCAGGCACCGCAAGCCGGTGGGCCTCCGGTTAGTAACCAAAATGTAATTGAGATGAGTTCGCCTGAAATCTCATCAAGAGAATCTGCAAATGGATAATTTTGACTTAGCTGATCTTGAATCTTACGTTGCTCGTCATGGGTCGAGAAACGCTGCCAGGGTAATGTCGATGTTGGGTAAGAAATTACCCTTTGTCGAAGCGATAAAATCTGAAATCGGTCAGGAATTACTAAAAGATGCCATCGCTAAATTAGAAATTTTGCTTGAAAAAGGATTTGAAAACACCGCAACTGATGATGAGAAAGCGGAATACAGAGTTTTAAAATCAATTGTCGAAACATGGTCTAAGCGCATTGCGCTTTACACTAAAGGAGTGAATAAACTAAAATCATAGGGCTACCTTCCCGGCCAGGAAGGGACCGTCATTGGGACATTAAAAGAGCCATGCAGGGCTGCATACCTGTATTGGCTCTTTTTTTGTTGCCCCAACGAAAGGAAAATCATGCCAGAAGAAAAAGTCAGCCACGACGATCTGGACGCTGCCATTGAGGAAGCCGCCCCAGAGGTTGCCGCTGCGGAAGAATCTGAAGAAAAACCTGCCGCTGCGGAAGTAGCCACAGAAGAAGTCGAAGAAAAACCCGCCTTTGTTCCCGCCGAGCCGGATGACAATGACGAACGCTCGATGCTCGGAAGAAAGGTCAAGGCTATCGGAGATCAGCTAGACACTTTCTCAAGTCAGTTAGCCCCGCTTCTAGCCAGGTTGGAAAATCCGGTAGAAGGTGAGGAAGAAGACGACATTGTTACAACGAAAGCCGATGTGATTAAGGTCTTACGGGCTGAAAATGAACAGGTAACTGCGAAAAAAGCTGTCTACGCAAAAAATGTTGAGTCTGCTCTTATTGATATGGGTTTAGCCGAAGGATTGGACGAAGCCACTCATATCGCAGTTTTTAAAGACGCACAAGCTAACTGGAACGGGCGCACGGGCGATGCTGCCATAGATGCGGAGCTAAATTTCAAGGACGCTTTAATAAGACACAATCGTAAGGAAATGAAAAAAGCGTCCCAACCTGTGAACCCCTTGGATAAAAATAAGGACAAGGAAGAAGCTCTTGGTGGTGGAGCCGAGACAAAGGTTAAACCTAAGAAAGTGGCGGTTCCTGAAATGGACGATTACGCCAAAGAGTTTGTGGCAAAAACAGGTATGACACCCGAAAGCGTTGCCGAAGCATTAACAGGTGACGCACCAACATATTTACTTGGTAAAGGATAATGAGTCGATTCCGTCACAGGGTAAGAAAAACCAGGATTGCAAAGCAATCGCGCACTATTCCCGTCAGGGGCCATAAAGATTACGGTAATGGCGAAGATGACGGCAAATACTGGCGATGCTGGAATTGCGGGTTCATCTGTGACGTTGAACGCGACGAGTTGGGCGATTCAGAGAGTACGGATGGCGTTTCGCACACCATCTATGACGCCCTTTATACAGGTGGCGAGGATATGAACGAAACAGACGCGATGATACACGGTGATAACAATGGTATCGCCCTGCTAACAATGGCCTCTGCCCGTTCGGGTCACGTGCTTCTTGAAAATGACGCAGCCGGAGAACCGATGGGAGTTAGAATTAACTGGACACCTGATGTGACAAGCGGATGCCCCTTTTGCGGGACGAAAAATTGGAGGGGCGATTATTAAACAGTTAATTAAATAGGAGGCTATTATGTCGAGATCAGCCATAGGAGGGATTACCATTGTTGATCGTGGTAATGCTCCCCCGCCTCAATGGGTTCCCGTAGCGCCTGCCCAGACGATCTATAACGGTTGTATCGTCGGGGGTATGCGTGTTGACGCGGGATATTCAGAGGGTGTGGAGATTATGCTTGAAGCAGATGGGGTAGCTGATGTTACCAACTTGGACACCCCATATGGGGTTGTTGTGGGTAACAACAACTACACCGCAGCATATAATTCCACATATAAATGCGAATACATTACAGCAGCGGCAGCAGCCGGTCCCCATACCAACACCACCGACTTTCGAAATGTTGAAGGTCCGTGGAGCAAGGGGGATTCGGGCAGTCGGGCGTTTGTGAAAATTGAGAGGATTTTTCCTCACACGGTTTTACGAGCGCCGTTGTTTAATGATGCAGTCGGAACTGCACCGACTGAACTAACTGTTTCCACCGGCAGCGCAAGTGGGCTTGGCTGCACCACGGATTCAACCGATGTGGCAGGTGTTGCAGACCTTGGGACGATTTATTACAGGGCAGGAGCCAACGCCGGTGTTTATCGTGTGACTGACGATTCAAGTGCGACTGTTCACACCCACGATGTTGCGACACCTTATGACATCGCAGTGGGTGATACAGCGGTAAAAGTCCCGTTACGTCCGTTCGGCATGTGTTTTTGTCGGTTTGGAACCGACGATGCCTATAACGGTTACATCAACGTAGCGGCTACGGCGGCAAGTAATTACGCTGTTATCTGGGTTTTACGCCTGGATTTAAGTGAAGCTGGCAACGAATACTGCGACTTCACTTTTGACGGTGTGATGTTTAACAGCATCGTGCGTCAAAACACGACAGCATAAAGGAGGTAGATTATGGGTAGCCCATTAGATAGTGCGCAATTCGTAAGGCTGCTTGACAAGCGCCTCCGCGAAGTTGCCGAGGATAAATACTCACAACTTCCCACCATGATTCCGAAGTTTTTTAACATTATGAGTTCGGAATCGGCCTGGGAAGAATTTTACGCAGTTGGCGGGGTTGGTGACATCCCTGAGTTCAACGGCAAGCTGACTTATTTGCCAATCATTCCCGGTTGGCACAAAAAAGTCGAGCACAAGGAATTTGCCGCTGGACTCGTAGCCGAGCGTAAGCTCATTGATGACAAAAAATACGGTGTTTTGGACAACCGGGCTGAAAAGCTGATGGTTGCCGCCCGTAGAACCCAGGAGAAACAGGCGGTTCGTGCGTTCGCATATTGCGACTCGGTTGCATTTGATTACCAGACAAGCGAGGAAGGCGTGGCTTTAGTTTCGTCTTCGCACACCACCAAATCGTCTGTGTCCACTACATCCGGCTTTGACAACTCAGGTACGGCTGCGTTGTCAAAAACCTCAGTGGCGTCTACCAGAATTGCCATGAGGGGCTTTAAAAACGATGACGGTGAGAGAATCGAAGTTGGTGATGATCTCGCCCTTGTCGTCCCTGATAACCTTGCAGACACGGCAATGGAGATCGTCGGGACTCAAAAGAGCCTGGACACCGCAGAGGGTAACATCAACCCGCAGTATGGAAGATATGAGGTTATTCCGTATCTGAGATTAGACGACTACGACACCAATAATTGGGGAATGGTCTGGAAGTCTCAGATGAAAGAAGACCTTGCGTGGTGGAACCGGATTAACCCGGAAACCAAAAACACGGTGGACTTTGAAACCTACCAGTTGAAACAGGCCGTGTATTTCCGCAATTCGTATATGTGGAAAGATTGGAGATGGATCTACTGGAACTTAGTATCCTGAATAATATCAGGTACTTAAACAATGTTTAACCTTAAACCTCACGGGGGGGAATGTCAGAAGCCCCCCCGTATCCTAAATAGGAGAATGACACATGGCAGTAAAAGGAGCATATAAAATTAACGGTATCCCCATGCAAGGGGATGAAATGACGACAGGAGAGATTTATTTCGTTGATAGCGTTACGGGCCTGTCTGGTAATACCGGCGAAGACCCGAAGCATCCGTTGGCAACAATCGACCAGGCAATTAACAAGTGTACGGCCAACAAGGGTGATAAGATTTATTGTATGCCGAATCACGCTGAGACTTTAGGTGACAACGCAACTTCTTTGGTGCCTGACATCGCCGGTATTTCCATCATCAGCCTTGGTCATGGCGCAGACGCCGCAGAGTTGACGTTTTCTGGTACTTCCAGTTCAATCAACGTCCAGGCCGCGAATATCACATTTAAAGGTATCCGTTTTATCGCCGGGGTTTCCGCTGTGGCAGTCGGCCTTGATGTGAGTGCGGATCATTGCAAAATCAAAGACTGTACGTTTGATTTTAGTTCTACTGGATACGATTTTGTAATTCATATCAATGTCGATGCGGTGGATTACTGTCACATACATAACAATCGTTTGATCGCTCAAAACGCAACTGCCGGGTCAAATGATGGGGTTCGTCTTGATGACACCCATCACACAGAGATCATCGGGAATTACATTTCAGGTGATTTTGCCCGTGCTGCAATCATCGGAGAGGGTGCTGCGGGAGTGAGCTTGATGATCAAGAAGAACTACATCTACAATGACGACGCAGCAGCGGCCTCAAATGGAATTGACTTGAACGTGGCGTTTACTGGTATGATTGCAGACAACACGATTTTCAGTCTTTACAACACTGCTTGTGCTGCAATTATTGATCCGGGGTCATGTGGGATGAGCCAGAATTACATCTCCAATGCCATTGACCAGTACACGATTGCAACCGCAGTTGGAGCAGCTTCAACCTAATGAAACTGTATATTGGAGTTTGTAACAGTCAGGAGTTTGTACCGGCAGATTTTTTCTGGAGCTGGGAGAACATGGTCAAGCCGTATGATTATGTCATGGTGCGGTTTGACCATTCTGACGATGTGATTAGAAACAACCAGATGATTAACCGGTTTTTAAAAAGCGGCTGCGATATTTTAGTCAAAATGGATATAGATCAGGTATATCCACCGCATTATCTTGAATTTTTAGTGCCTCACGTTGAAAAGTACAAGGTAATAGGCCCGAAGATCCATAATAAATGGCGTAGCCGTGGGTATGTGCCGCTTTTATTCGATACAAACGATTTTCCGTACATGGCGACTGCAAATCTCACATTAAGCGGTATTTCAGAAGTGGCGTATCCTCATACGAATCTTTTTTACGCAAGAGAGGTTTTGGAAAAAGTGGCCCCCCCGTGGTACGAGGCGCACCATGACGAAAAGGGGCTTAAAAGAACCGCAGATGTTGATTGCACGTTTTTAGATAAGGTCAAGGATCAGGGGTATAAGCTGTATATCGACACGACAGTTGAAGTGGCGCATTTGGTAATGGAAGGTGTGGACACCAAGTTACACAACCGCTGGCACAGGTTATGACATACGATCCGAAACTTTTTATAGGGGTTTCAAACAGCCAGGAATTTGTACCTGCGAAGTTTCATTGGACTTGGGAAAAGATGTTAAAGCCGTATAAATTCAAGAAAGTACGGTTTACCCATTCGCATTGTTTTGTCAGAGAGAATCGCATGGTCGAGCAGTTTCTTGAAAGTAACTGCGATGTGTTTCTTAAAATGGACATAGATCAGAAATACCCCAAAAATTATCTTGAGGTTATGGTTCCGCTTGTCGAGAAATACAAGGTTATCGGCCCTCTTATTTACAGCAAGTGGAGAAGAAAGAAATATCACCCGTTGATGTTTAGCAAAACAAACGGACCCCAGACGGGAACGCCTATACACGGAGCAATTGGTATTGTTGAAGTTCCCTATGCACACACTAACTTATTTATAGCAAGGGAAGTTCTTGAAAAAATAGAGCCGCCCTGGTTTATGTCCGACTTTAACAAGGATGGGACCGCACAAACAAATAGTACGGATGCCGAGTTTAACGACAAGATCAAAGAGGTTGGGTATCCGATTTTTATAAATATGGACGTACAGGCGAAACACTTGGTTTTAGAATTTATAGACACGGAGATGCACAATCGCTGGAACAAAAAAATATGAGACTTGGTGGGAAACTGACGTTGTTAATGGTAAGCGTTATACGATAGAGCAGTTTAAAGTGGTTTTAAACGGCCATGCCGTGTCGAGAAAAGGTTGCTTGCAGCTTTTAAAATGGGTGAAAACCGTGTTGGATGTGGGTTGCGGTCTGGGCCTTGATTACGCGCTTTACCTTGAGCATGAAATCAATGTGGATTATGTCGGAATAGACGCCTGCAAGGGGTTTGTTGAGTATAACAAGAAATTGTATCCGGAAGCCAAGTTTATACACGGTAAGTCCTATGATTTACCATTTGACGACAAATCCTTTGACTTGGTGACTTGTCGGCACGTTTTAGAGCATTTAAAGGAAGCCGAGCCTACTATAAGGCAAATGTGCCGGGTTGGAAATCAGGTGGGCATTGTCTGGTTCAACCCGCCGGGGGTGGAAAAAATTAAACTGACTAAAAAAGGATTTTACAAAAACACTTACTGCAAACAGAAACTAAAAAAACTTGTGGATGACTTAGGGTTTGCGCTTACTGTAAAGGATTTTAAACATTCGGGTAAAAGAATCCATCAATTATGGCACCTGACACCATCAACATAGTGGGTCGTGGAACCGGCATGGAATTGGCCCCTAAAGAAAATTGCTGGGGCATAAACATGGTTATCTTTGAACGGGGCATTGACGTTCATTTTGATATGCATCAAGAAGGCAAGATGGCTCCCCACCAGATTGCAAGGCGCAAGGAAGTTATTAAAGTCGCCAATGAAAAGCACATCCCCGTTTATGCCTGTGATGCGATTGAGGACACAACTTATGTCCGGTATCCGATAGAAGATGTTATTTCTGAATTTCCAACTGGTTATTTTTCAAATGGTGTGTGTTACATGATTGCTTTGGCACTTTTAAACGGGGTGAAAGAACTAAACTTTTATGGCGTAAACCATTCTAAAAAGAACAATATTTTCGATGAATACACCATACAGAAACCGGGTGTTGATTATTGGTTGGGGGCGGCTATGAGCAGAGGGGTTGAGTATAATGTGCATGGTGCGTTATCGGAGATAGGCAAGACATTATACAACCGGGCTTACGGGTATGACATATCTCAGGAAGCGATGATTAAAAAGTATCGGAAGGAACAATCATGGAAGAAGACAGGATAGACGAATTGTATTCTCGTCTTGATTTAATGCAATCGTATATGGAGCATTTAGGGGACCGGATTAATTTTCTAATCGGTATGCAGCGCAATGCGAAATTAAGTTCAGTACCGCCGCCTTCATTGTCAGATCGTAAGGCGAAGATTATGTTGGCAATGGACGAATAATGTCACAGTATATTTACAAACCGTCTGTTACGACTTCATCCGGCACATGGACAGGGGACACAATGAAAATTGTTCCCGGTATTTGCTTTCAGGTATATGTGAAAGCAGCCACGGGATCTACTGTTTTTGATATAAAAATCGAAGACGCCTATGATGTTGAGGTACAGAAAATCACTGACATTACAGGGGTTGTCAACGATCTTACGAAGTTCCCGGTGGAAGGTGTTCTAACCGTTACAATCGAAAACGCAACGGCTGACGAGGCCTTTACCTTAAAAATAGTGGTTGAGGAATTTTAATGGACCCTCAAGGACGTATAACCACCAGAAATGGACTGTGGGTTTGGAACTCGTCTACTTCAGATTGGGAGAAGATGCTCCAGCCCAAGACAACTGACAACGCTGAAGTTTACGGATATAACGGTACAAACTGGCAGCCGGTTAGGCTTGACCTGACCACAAGAACGGTATCCACGACATCGTATCCCCACAGCGAAATACACGGCGGCTCTGGCTGGGATTTAACAGATGTGGTGACGATTCCAGCAGATGATGTTTATGATATTCAGATCACAACCGCTGATGTAAGCCCAAAACACGCTCATCTTACAATTGACTTTTATTCTGAACAAGCAATTGAGTGGTGGCTTTGGGAGAATGTGGCAATCGGCTTGGCTGGCTCTGGCTTAACCCAGCGCAATCATAGACGGCCATCGGGTGATGCGGGTTCCATACTTGCGATTGCTGGTATTGCAAACGAATCAATTGCCAATGCCAACACGGACACAGCTATTGGAAGCGCAACTCAGGTAGCACACGGCAAGGTAGGGTCGGGTGAAAAAAAGACAAAGAGTGGTGGTGGTGGTGACAGTCGAGAAGAATGGATTCTCAAACCAGATGAGGACTACAGTTTGAGGTTTTTTAACTTAGGCACAGAGGGTTATGTGTCATATCACCTGGATTGGTACGAACACACAGATAAAGCAGCATGATGAAATTTGCGATATTCAGAGAAATTATAAAAAGGAGGAAACATGATTAAATTTTTTGGAGAAGCAGACAGACAAGGCAAGAAAAAAACCGGGGCAATTCGATCAGAATACCCCACTTGGTATCATCCGGTAAGAGTGGATATGTTGCAAGAAGAAGTTAACAGGGCCGAGCATCAATTAGCATCCGGTGCGATTGATAAACTGCCGAACACCGCAGAGTTTAGAAACGAACTGGAAAGAAAAAAAGTCCTTTTAGCGCAAATCCAAGAAGATAAGCCCATTCTAAACGGCAAGGACAAAGACCGAGTGGCGAATATTTATCAAAGTCTAAGCGGTCAGATCAGGGATTTAATGCCGACTTACACGGATATGAACAAGGGTCTTGCCAACGCCCACGACGAGAACCGCAAAGAGCAAAAACCGTGTGTGGATATTTCCGGGTTTAAAGATGTCGTTAGGGAATGTGGTGTACCGCTTGAAAAAGGGGCCAATAAAATCACCAGAAAGCAGGCAACAAGGGTTTGGAAGATTGCCGGTGCTGCTTTAGGTGAAGTTTCGAATGTCGAGTATCTAAGACGTGACGAGAAGACCGGCACGTTTAAACCAGAAAGAACCATTGAACAAATGATGATGGAAGACAGCTAATGGACGGTAAAACCGCATTATATAGTTTACGGCAGTTGCTTGAAGAAGACGCTTCATCCGGGTTTATAGATGATTTGACATCTTACCAGTTTATAAACGAAGCAGCGGTGGATCTTCAGCAGCGCACGAAATACTTAAAAGGTGAGGACTCTATCACGACGGTTGCAGACACCGCTTCTTACGACCTTGCGGCAGATTACATGGGTCTTTATCTTAAAAATCGTTCTAAAAGATATTTCATCAAATATAATGACGGTACGAACAACACTTACGTCACCTGGATTGCGTATGAATCGTTGTTATTGGGTGATAACAGCGAGAACGACGCGTCAGTACCGGGCAGTTTTTCGATTAAGGATAAGTCCTCTCTGGCATCTCAGGTGGCGGGAGCTACAACGGCGGCGGGAGCAGCTACAGGTGGGAAATCCACATTGACTGATACATCAGAAGATTTTTCAGATGTTGAGGCCGGTGATTGGGTGCATAACACCACTGACGGTTCACATGGGATTGTTGTATCAAAAACCAGTACCACAGTTCTTACCACAGCTTTATTTAACGGAACAGACGATGATTGGACTTCGGCAGATTCATATGTGATTCAACCTCAGGGAAGATTGCAAATCGTGTTTGATCCACCGTGTTCGACGGGTTCTCACACGGCAACTGTGTATTATTTACAACGCCCTGCTCCGGTATATTCCGATTATGACGTATTCAGGTTCCCAAGAGAGTTCACCCCTGCTTTGGTTAAATACGCTGCATGGTTATATAAATATCGGGACAGAGAGCCTAATTATGGAGATAAATGGTATTTATATTACGATAGTCAGGCTAGAAAAATGGCAGATCAGACAAATCACATGCTCAGACGAAAAAACTTCACAGTTAATCTAAAGGCGCGAAATGGCAGATAAGGAGCTAAAAGCCAAACAGATTTTACTAAAGGGTAAATTAAGAAGTTCAGATGATTCTGTGGCTATTGGTGAGGACTTTCAGCAATTAACGAACTTAAGATATACCGATACCCACCCGCAAGGTGTGTCTGGTATGACAAAGATTAACACTACCGCGCTTTCTTCATACCCAACGATTAAAAGCGGGTTTCATCTTAGAAAAGACCTTCCCGCAGAATCAAACGTAGTTGTTCAGGCATTTAACTCCGGTGGCACCGAGGCTAAGTATTACAAAAATTCCACAGCTATTCCAAGTGCCGGAGATTTTACGGCAACCGCCCTTTTAACTCAAAGTGGTACACCAGGCACAGCTAACTGGTCAAAAGCGCCTAACGGTAATCTGGTGATGTGTGATGGAAAGGGAACTTATATCTGGGGTGGGTCTGAGATAAGAGTGGGGTCATTTATCAATTATTCACCGGATAATTCTTTTTGGTATAATTACACAGACAGGGTTCAAAACGATCTGTCAACCGGGGCTGCGAATCTAGCCACGATGTATCGTGTGACTGAAAGTGTGGATTCTGATGTCATGTTGTTGCTGCATTTAAACAATAACGTCACCGACACTAGCCCAGCGACGATACATACGGTTGCAAATTATACTCGCTCAAATGGTTCTATTTCTAATGAGCACATGACGACTCTAACCGGCTGGGCAGACGGTGACGGGGCGGGGGCGGCAGCAGCAAGTACGCAAGGGCCGTATGGTGGGTATGAAACCTTTAAATTCGACGGGGGAACTGCTCAAGACGGAACGGCTCACGCTACCAGGACAAAAGATGTCGGTACTATTGGCGACACGGCTCACGTTATATCTATCAGAATGTATAATGATTTAGTCGGTGCTTTAGCTGCTGATGACGAGTTTCGCTTGACAGTAGACGGGGCGACCTATCAGTTGATTGTAAAATGGTGCAGCGATGGCCTTTTTGTGTATGATGGGGCGTCTTACAACGAGGTAGGAACGAATATCGTTAATGCAGATGCGTGGAACGAATGGACGTTTGACGTAGACGCGACGACTCCTGGTTCAGCGACTTGCACGGTTTATAAAAACGGTGTGTCACAGGCCACAGGAGTTGATTGCAGCAATGTTCCGACCGGAACTGATGGAACCATAGAACTAAAGCAGAACTCCCAAACAACGGCTTCTCAGATAAGCTACGTTGATTGGGTAAAAGTTGGGCTGGCAACCACAGCGGTTACGTTTTCCACCACAAAGGTTTTCGGAACCCACTCGGCTGTGTTTTCAGGTGCGGATTGGTTGGAAATTCCAGACGACGCTGATTTTGATTTTTCAGCCGGTATATTTACAATAGACGGAAGGTTCAGAGTAGATAACCTGACAACTAATCATCCTATATGGTATCAGCAAATAGACAGGGTGGGGGCCGCAGAAGACACGTTTTTAGTGCATATTGATACTAACGGTGCAGTTAGTTTATCAATCTATGATGATGGTGCTCAGACTATTGCATTGGCAACCCCGAACAGCACTATTGCGGCAGATACTTGGTATCACATTGCGATTGTCGAAAATGGAGATGATTGGTATATATTTGTTGATGGAATTTTAAAGGGTTATTTAGACGATTCAAGCCGTGCTGAAAATTACACATCTGCTGTTTTAATCGGAAGAAGTGACGGTGCGGCTCCTGTTTATTATGATGGGTTCGTAGATGAATTAAGGGTGTCTGATTCTGCCAGATGGACGACAAACTTTGAAGTGCCGCTGGCAGCATACGCAAGTAACACCTATACAACTTATTTATACGTGGGAAGCCCACGGCCTTTGCAGGGGATTAAGTTTTATATCGGGACTGCAAACGCGACGGCTGGCACATCAACAGTTGAATATTGGGCGGGGTCTTCATTCACTGAGGTAGGATCTTTATCAGACGGGACGACTGCAAGTTCCAGTAAACCATTGGCTGTAACCGGCACTATGAGCTTTGACAGTACTGAGGCTGTAGCAGAGCCTTCTATCATAGATGGTATTGTCCTATACTGGTATCGTATTTCTATCTCTGAATTAGACGCCACTACGACAGTTTATTCAGTGTCTTTAGATGCTCCTATGCAGACGATAAAAGACACCTGGGACGGGATTGAAGTTCCAGAGCTTTCTTTTAAACATTGGGACGATGATTTAGATAAATATATAGATTTTACAACAAATGTTTATGAAGACAGTTACGTAACAGATTACACAAATACTTATGCTGAATTGGATTCGGCAACCACATCTGATCATTTAATCGCAGGATTTGCGACAGAACAAATGGGTCTTGTGTTTAGACTCATACCAAGTATGGAAAATTCCACTGCCAACACGATAGCCACTATATATTACTGGAATGGGACGGCCTGGGCAACGGTGGGAACCTTAACTGACGGTACGAGTGAAAACAGTATATCTTTTGCAAAAAGTGGTACAATTTCATGGAACCCTGTCACCGCAGGGACAGAATTAAAAAAAGAAATCTCAAACGAAGTTCCGTTATATTATTATAAAATATCATTTTCGCAAGCCCTAGATTCAGAAGTTGAGTTGTATTACGTTGCTGGGATAACCGCACCTATCACGATAAACGCATTCAAGTACCCATTTTACGCAGGCGATTCTGTTTGGCTTTTAAACGAATTAAATAAAGACCGAAACAGGGTTTTAAGATCAGTTCCCGGTCATGCCGACACTTGGAACGGAGATTTGGCACTTTCTTTTACCGTGGGAGATGACAAGGATCTTATAGCCGGTGAAGCGATTTATATGCAGATTGGAACTAATTTGTATGAAGTTTTGGTATTATGTAAGAAGTCAGAGACTTGGATGGTTATACCTGGAGTGGATTCTTTGGAAAAATTCTTGGTGGACGCTACCAAAGGATGTACGGCGGCAGGAACGATGAGAACCGCATCTTTAGGCGCGAAAGACGCTTTAGGAACAAAAAGAAATGTTGTTATATGGCAGGGTACAAACGCAATTCATTTATACGATGGACGGGCGGTTTTAGATATTGATGACGATATTGCTGATTATTTTGACAGGCGCAAAAGCTATGCCATAAACACATCCTACGTGAGTGCGTCGCAGAGTTTTTTTGATGAAAATAACCATTACCATTGGAAGTTTGCGTCAGGGACTTCAACCACTTTAAATAAGGAACTAGTTTACGATACAGACAGAAGCCGATGGTACGAGATTGACCGGGGAACTGCCAAGTATCTACAGTGTGGAATAGAAGTTGAAGACACCAACGGTAATAAATATTCCTATGGTGCTATCAGCCAATACATGGAAAGGCTCGAAAACGGAACTGATTTTGACGGAACTGATATTACGCACACGCTTCATACTGGCGATATTCCGGTTGCAGAGTCAATAGCTCATTTAAGCAAGGTTGATGCGTTGGGTTTAACGTGTTTGGCGACCAACACGACCACCAATACGATTTCAGGTTCTTACTATCGAGATGGGGCGACCACCGCTGATGAAACTTTTACATTAGCGCCGCAAAAGACAGGTAAAAGAATAGCGACCCCGACCACCCAGGACATTAAGCAGCAAGGAAGTGGCATCTATCATTCCTTTAAACTGGTGATGATAACCGATGACGAGACTATCGGATTTGAGCCGATGTATTTATACGCATATTACAAAGTTGTACGTTCTAAATTACTTGGAGGGTCATAGTGGGCCGTGCGGATAGATACTCAGCTATTCAAGGTTCTATGGGTGAAGAAGTCGATGCCGAAAAACTGATGTTTTTTGAACGGTTGGACGACCATGAAATGAGAAACGAAAGGGCGGCGGTGCTAAAACGGTTAAGCATTTCAAGTCTGCCGAGTACGGGAACACCACTTGACGCAAGCCCAAGGGAAATAGAAGGTCATATGGGCAAAGCTGTGTTGGATTATTTCAAGGGCAATTTAATGGGCGAACCTCCCGAGGGAAAGTGGTTTGAGCGAACCGGTAAAGAGGGGCCTTCATTATATGCCGAGCCAAAGATAAATTGGGAAATGGGCGAGGTAGACGGATTTCACGGAGGGGGCGTGTTTAGAAAATTTAGCGATAAATACATGAAGTCTGGTACAGGCGGTCACGTTTTTGGCTGGGGTCATTATGTGAGTGAAGAGAAGGGTGTTGGCAAGTATTATGCTGAGTTGTATCAAAAAGAAAAAGGCGCACCCGATATGTTTAGAACATCAGTTCGGGGTAAAACGGATTGGCTTGGAAAACAACCAGAATGGTTGCGAAACGAAGTTGCTGATTTATACAGAAATAATGTTCCAGTTTCTGAGTGGGCTGATTTTTTAAAGGGGCGTAAGGAAGCATTTTCCCGTTCAATAAAGGTCAACCAGGAAAGGTTAAAAACATCTACGCAACCGTGGATTGAAGAAGCCAATATTGAAAATGCCAAGCAAGCACTGAAGCCGATGGATGATTTAATTGGTGATTTGAAGAAGGGTGTGGTTAAAAAGGCTGAAGGTTCTAATGTTGCCGGACAATACAAAGTAAAGCTATTCAAGGGCAAGTCCCCTGACGAGTACACTTTCTTGGATTGGGATAAGCCTATGCCCAAAGCTGATATTGCAAAAATTAAAGCACAGGCTCAAAAAGAGGGCATCTTAGACGAAATAGAAAACATGGGCGGTCTTAATATACAGGCAGAGCATAGTGGCGAAGCGTTGTATAAGACACTTACCTTGGCTCTTGACGAAAAAGAAGCCGCCTCAAAATTCTTAGACCGAGCAGGCATAAGCGGCATACGGTATCCGGTTGGGTCGTTGAGCGGTCCACAAAGAAGGACATACCTTTTAAGTGGTGAGAAGTTGCCACAGCAAGCGGGAGTTATAGCAAGATGGGCGAGGGATAAGACGCTGTCCGATGACACTTTCAAAGAAATACTGGATAGAGAAATTGGCAGGATAGAAAACATTCATAAATATGGTGTATATTCAGATCTTGAAGAAGGTGTCAGGAAAAGCCTTGTCAAAAAATTAAGGTCTGCAAAAAGATCAGATTTCGGCGTTGAGGAACTAAAGAAAAACTACGTAATATTCGACCCCAAGAACATAGAGATCATGGAAGGGCCGGGGTATCATCATTTGCTCAAGCCGGGGTATCCGAAAGGAAATAAATAATGGCATCACAAAGAGTCAGCCGATACATAGCAGTACAGCAGGCAAAGGGATTAGACCCTGACCCGCAACAGGTAGCGCGAATGATTCAGCAAGACACTGAATCAAGAATTGCGTCGGTTCCAAGCACAGAAAATAGGGCTGCGGCTATTCAGGAATCAATCGCACCTTCAGGCGCATCTTCCGGTGATACGAAATCGTTTTCACCTACTTTAGACTTTGAAGGAGGTGGGGGAAGTATAGCTCCGGGGGTTCCTGATCTTGGGGGAGCACTTTCAGCCAAAGGCAATCTATCAACTATTGGTAAGGGGGCGGTAAAAGGTACGGTAAGTGGATTTTTATCAGCGTTAACAGTCCCGTCAAAATTTATGTCACCTGTGACAGCCTTTGTGAAGGGGTTTGCCACATCAACTACGGCCCCTGTTAGTCTGGCATTAGCTCTTAATGCGATAATAGGAAATTCTGTAGCCAGCGCACAGATAGGCCATAGTATAGAAAGCGCATTTGGGAAGGAAGCTGCACAAGAAGCGGCAGATGCAATAACGGGAACGTCTTCATTAGATTCTATTAGTATCGCAGGGCAACACGCCCATGCTAACGCAATGGTGGCACAAGCCTATACGCCTACGACTTTAACCGGGCTTTTATCGCAAGCTGTAACTGGGCTTCCACCTAATGCTATAAGTGTAACAGGCCCACCAATAGGAGAAAGTAACCTGACAGGAAAAAGTGGATTTACACCAATGGGTCTTGGGCCGGTCGGTGGGTTTTCTCCAATGGGTATCCAAGGCGTTGAAGGATTGGGTTTATCGCAAGGGGATGACTCTGGGTTTTCTCCAATGGGACTCGGAGATGTAGGAGAAGGTCCAGGAGTTGCAGGGGGGCCAACACCAGGCACAGGAATGGGAGGTAGATAAATGCCGACAAGTTCATTAACACCAGACGGATTAAAAAGATACAGCCGATGGTTGGCGGTTCAAAAAGCCAAGGGGCGTGTGCCGTCTTCAACTGAGGTTTCAGCTTTTTTGCAAGGTGAGATTGAGGCTAATATTTCGCAAGATACCCAAAGAGAGAAGTTGAGTTTAAGCCGTGAAGAAGTTACAAATCAGAGAGATTTTTATGATCGCCGGTTAGACCTTTTAGAAGACGAACAGGATTATACGAAAAGGGCAAATACGATTAGAGGAATATCTGAAATTGCGAAATTAGGTCTTGCTGCAAATACCGCCACGGACGGTGCTCTTTGGGAAGGTGCAAAAGGTCTTGGTGGTGCCGTATGGGATTATGGGTCTGATTTATTAAGTGGCGGTGCTGACGCTGGGACTTCTTTTTTAGATACTATGAGTTCTACTTCTGAACTTTCGGAATTTTCAGGTGCGTTTGATGTTACCGAGATAATAGATGATATTTTTCCTGATATGTCATCAATTTGGGATATTTTTTAGGAGGCATAAATGGGTACTTTAGCAGATATTGGTAGGTCAAGGGCAGGGAGTGACTTGGCAAACTTCATAGTTTCTGAGCGTCAACGCAAGGTTTCGAATTTACGGGAGCAAGAACGTACCGCTGCCTACACCCAGAATTTAAAAACCCGTTCGGATATAAATGAAAATGCGCTTCGACAGATGCGAGAAAAACGTATTGTAGAGAACAAACGTGGCAGTATAAAAGTGCTTACAGACCAATTCGAGGTTAAAGCGGTGCGCGATTATGCCAGGAAATTGGCGCAGGCATATAATTATGTCGATGAAAACGGCACTATCAGAAGAAAAGATTGGGACGAAATTATAGCATCTTTAAAAAGCCCTATGCACATGCCTAATATAAGTGACATGAGATTGCAAGACGCAACAAAAAAATACGATGTGCTCTTGAAAGCATCTAAAGACCCAACAGGAAAAGCTGCTAAAGAATTAGGAATAAAACAAGAGGAAATACAAAAACATTTAAAAATAGCGGCAACCAAGCTCAACGCGGTTCAGGGTAGCCATGCCGGATATATGGAATCAATAAAAGGTCAAGCTGATCTTCTTGCAAAACAGGCGCAACTTGCAAAGGCAAATCAAGAGAAAACACCGACAACCGCAATGGCGGCGTTTTTAAAGAATAATCCTAACGCTACTAATGAAGAAATTGCAGCATATCAACAGACATTATTCAAACCTTCTAGCGGAACCTCTCTAGAAGTAACCCCAGAGGGTGCGGTAACATTCAATCAGGGCAATGTTCCAGCTACAAAAACAATGCAGACAACGATACAAAAAGATTTGAAAGTTATAGACAATAGTATTGGAAGGGTAAAAAACATTATCGGCTCATACAGAACAGACTTTCAAACACTTGGGACTCGTTGGCAAAATATGTGGACGGCTGGAAAGGAAAAGTTTGGCCTTGGCAAAAAACCGACAGGAGCAGAAAAAAAGGAGCTTGCGGATATAACAAAATTCAGAACTGAATCCATTAACAACATTAATGAAGAAATCCATCGTCTAACAGGGGCGCAGATGTCAAGATGGGAAGCAAGACGTATTACGAAAGGACTTCCGAATCCCGGCACAGGTTTTTTTGACGGTGACAGCCCGACAGAGTTTGAAACAAAACTGTCACTTGCCTACCAGAATCTTTTAAAAGTCAAGGCACGTTTGTTATATTATCAACGTGAAGGAACCGCACCTAACAAAGTTAAAAAGTTAATTAATTCAGGCAAAGCGATTACTCTTGATGAGGTAATGAAAAGGATAGACGAGCGTGGTGCAGAATTAGAAGCAGCATTAAAGACCAAAGATCCTGATATGAAACCAAATGACGTTCGTAAAACGGTTGAGGGTATTTTAGCGAAAGAATTTGGGTGGGAGTTTTAAATGACGTATTCTCAAAGACTTTTAGACAAAGCTGTATCGGCGCACACACCAATAGATGAACAGGGTGGGTATGCTGATTCTTTGCTTCAAGAGACAGTCCAGCGCCACTTTGAACCTACAGAAGAAAGAACCGCTGTCGTAAGGCCCGGTGCAAGTCCAGGTGATCCGATACCTAAATTTACAGGAAAGGGTGGCAGAGGGGCGAGCTATTGGACTCATACAAAACAGGGGTTTGTTGATAAACCTTTTAATAAAGTCAGGATATACGCAGCAGACAGATTTCCAGAGCTTGATGAATCCGAAAGATTATCACGTTATAAAATACAAGATGGCGAAGTAATTTACAAAGCTGATGATAATAAATGGTACAGCGAATCACCTGATTTATTTCCCTATAAACTTAAAAAGTTTTTAGGTGAAACAACAGCACATTCACCGTCTATTGTATTAGGTACTCTTGGTGAATTTACAGGTGGTGCTCCCGGTGCTGTTGCTGGTGCTGCGGCTGGTGAATCAATCAGGCAGAACATAGGTGCCTACGCTTTTGGTGAGCAAGAAGAAATACCAAGTTATTTAAAAGAGGTTGGCAAGGAAGGGGTGTTAGGCGGTATTGGTTCACTTCCTGGCAGGGGTAGCGTGAGAATCCTGAGAAAAGCTGGTGGAATATCTGGTGGGGGGACAGGCAGAAGGATTGTAAAAGCCGTAGGCCCAGAACTGCCGACAATTAATTTTAAAAAGGCTGCTAAACTACAAAAGTCTGTAAAAAAAGAATTTGGCGTTGATCTTTTTGATGCACAAACAACCGAAAGTCGGAGGCTTTTAAATCGCTTAAATCTTTACGGGGATCTGCCGGAAACTTCGGATCTTGTTCAAATTGCAAAGAAAATACAGGATGATAAAGCGTTTAAGGCAACCGATGACTATTTTGATGCACTCTATGATGTTGAGCCTGAACATATAAAATCAGCAGCAGTTAAAATGGATGATGGTAGTATTATACCAAAAACCGATGAAATTCCAGTTGAAGGTGTCCTTGACGGCGAAGGGTATGTGACAAACCGTGGTCGGTGGTTGACGAAGCGTGAAGCGCAAGATGTTGCTGGAGATCCGAATGCAACGGATATTGTCGGCAGGGTTCTACCAGGAACAGACCCATTGTATGCGGGACAAAAGGTGACAGATGCGGCTAAAAAAGCGATAGATAGAGAAATCAATGCACGGATTGCCAAAGCTCGTCCATATTATAAAAAAGCGTTTGCCAAAAAAACAAAGGTGGACATTCAGCCACACATTAATGAATTAGATGAAATGATAAGATTAACACCTGAAACTTCGCCAAGAAGGAAAGCGTTAAGCAGATACAAAAGGATGTTACACCGAACTACCAAAGTTGAAGGCAAGGATTATCTTATCCCTGAAAGCAGAATAGAACATCTTGATGAGATAAAAAAATCAACAGATGAATTGATAAATTCGTTTAAAGATGCACCGATTAGCAACCGCACGAAAAAAGACATTAGAACTATTAAAAACAACATACTTGACGATTTAGATGATGCCAACCCTGATTATAAAAAGGCACGGAGACTATGGGCAGATGATTCAGAAGCAATTGATAGATTAACAAACAAGACAAAATTACAAGGCATCGCAAAATTAGAAGGGGATCAGGTTGAAAATGCAGGTCGCATGTTGTTTACCAATCTAAGAAACAGTCCAGAACTTGTAAAACGAGCAAGAGCAAGAATTATGCGAGAAGACCCTGCTGCCTGGGATGCTGCGGTAAGGATTCATATTGAAGATATTTTTAACGCAACTGAACAAAGTGCCGAGGGGGGTGCTGCGAATACGGCTAAAATATTCAATTCATTTTACCGTAAAACTGTTGGCAAGAAAAAACAAAGGGACATTATAGCAGCGGCAATGGGTGGCGAGAATACTGAAAAATTCAAGCATTTTGAACGATTTACAGATATGCTAAGACGTACAGCCTTGGTGGTGAAAAAAGAATCAATGACAGCGCCAAGACAGGCCATGATGAAAGAAGATGAAGCTGGAAGTGGTTTTATTGCTAAACAACTCTTAGCGTCAACAAAACCGTTGGTGACACACAGATTGGTTACATTAAGAAAACTTTTAGAATTTCAAACAACCCGTGGCAGAAAATTAATGGCAGAGGCGATGCTTGATCCGAAAGCAAGTCGGAATTTGTTAAAAATTAGACGAATGGGCGTGAATACTGAGGCTGGGATTCGCGCTGCTTCTACTTTTTTTAGTCTTATACTGGGTGGTGAATTTAGACGACATGGGACTGAACTTTACGAATCTTTTGAAGATTTCAAAAAAATGAATAAATTACAAAAGTCACAATTGATGGGGTTAGGGGAACTATTCCTTAAAGGAGTTTACAAGTGAGCAGATACAAATACCAATCCACAGCGCAAGACGGCACAGGACGCTTCATACCAAGTGCCACCATCACAGTTTATTTAGCCAATTCCACGACTTTAGCCACGGTCTATGCTGCGGCAAGCGGCGGGTCTGCGGTGACAAATAGTGCTGTCACATCTGATTCCACTACAGGATGGTTTGAATTTTACGTGGATGACTCCGAATATACACCCAATCAGAGGTTTAAGATCATACTTTCAAAGACCGGGTACACTTCTCAGACATGGGATTATTTAAAGATTATTCCAGATGAGACTTATGAATATTACGCTGACGCTACAGCGACCGACCAAGGAGCAGCGACAACAAGAGCCGATAGGAGTCTGAAAGATTTAATTGATACCATTAGCACGGCAACCGCAACCGTTGTCATGCCACATAGCGGCACCGGAAACACTACGACACACACCTTAACGACATCTGAAACAGTTCCGGCAAATGTTAAATTGTCAATACAGTTTGGGGCTATAATAGACGGTGCGGGGACTCTAACAATTAACAGCGATTTTGACCATCCAAGAACGCAATGTTTTGGTTCTTCGATTACAGTAGAGGGACTGTCTTTTGCCTATCCTGAATGGTTTGGTGCTGCTGCTGACCCATCGACTCCAACTGATGATTTAACCGAATTTGCATCTGCTTTTACGGCTCTTGGGGCCGAGGGGGGGAGTGTCGTAATAGACGAAGGCTCTCAATATTATCTTGCCACAACCCTTACGGTTCCCGTTGGGTGCTCTCTTGTCGGAAAAAGAACCCTTTCGACAATGGTTAGGGAAGCGTCTGATATGGAGACTTATGGGAGTTTGATATATCTAAATTCTGCTGCAAAGATAACTTTGAGTTTGGGAAGTTCAATCAGTGGTATTAATCTTTTAAGATACGGAATAACCCTACCGACAGACAAAGCAGAAGTTGATAACTATGCTGGAACTGGTGTTTATCTTGGTGCAAACGCACACGGCGCATACATCAGCAATATGACGATAGTAGGATTTGCAACTGGAATTGACAATTACATTTCGGGTGACGTAACCGATCCTGCAAGTTTTAGATATGCTGAAAACGTAAAGATAGAACGCGTATTGCTTGACAACACAACTGGAATTAGGATTGGGAACTCTCTTGCAACCTTGTGGATTAATGACGTTGAGTCTCGCCCGTATTCAGGGCTTGGTGGGGATGAAAACGCTGATGACCTTGAAAGAACGGGGTATGGTATTTGGGTAGCTGGTGAAAGTGATAGCGTACACATCACAAATGCTTACTCCTACGGATGGGCAGAAGGAATTAGGGTTGACAGCGCACACGATGTTACACTCTTAGCTTGTGGTGCAGATCATGGAACAGTAGACGCGAATACCCCTATAGGATTCAACATCATTTCAGATGAATCAACTTTTATAAAATTGATAGGTTGTCACACTTGGGGTGCTATAAGTGTTGGTATTGTAGTAAATAATGTTGCTGCTGCCAATTCAGATACAGTGGTAATCACTGGTGGAACTTTCTCATCAACAGCCCATGTTATTCAGATTGTAGACGGTAATGCAATTATAACTGGAAACGTAATTCGTGGCGCGACCAATGCAATAAGAATATCTGCTGATGCAGACCAAGTAATTATAAGCAATAATATTATTTCAGATGTCACTACAGCAATTTCAAGTGATGCTGGCATAGCTGATACACTTGTGCAAATTTCTAACAATTTCGTTGAAACTTTCACAAACTACACTGATAACTTAGAACTCCCTCAATTCACGGACTCAGATGCAACACCTAGTGTCGCAAACCATAATCAGTGGAGGACTAATACTACAGGAGTAACAATAACTCGTTTTGATTATGGTTATGCAGGACAAGAAATTACAATAGTTTCAAAAGGTGCAATCGTCTACGATACGTCTTCAGCGGATAGAATTATAGGAAGTTCAGTGGATATAACTACTGCTGCTGGAGATACAACTACTTGGGTTTGTGAAACAGGAGGTACAACCACATCAGTTTGGAGACTCAAGAGTTGGGTGGATGTTAGCCAGGATAACAAGAGTGCTGCTGAAGGAATTTACGGCGAATAGGAAAATAATCACAGCAATATATAAGGGAGAATAACAATGGCAGTATCAATGAACACAACTTCGGGCAATGTTTGGAAAATAACCGGCACCACCACTGCCGCACAAACCCTTCACACCGGGCCTGTGTGGATTAAAAAAATCCAGTGGAGAGCGCCTGCAACTTCAAATGACGATTTGGAAATTTCCGATAGTTTAGGAGCGACTATTATTGACTACGATGCAGTTGCTACAGGAGATGCCGGGGATATGTCCTGGGAAGATTTCAGCGAAAGCCCATATACCGGCTTGGTGGTGAATATAATGGACAGCGGAACGGTTTATATTCATATCGCTTAAAGGAGAGAATAATGAAACGATTTATTGTATTTTTTATTTTGTTAATGGCGTCTGTCAGCTACGGTCTTGAACCGGGTTTAATTGGAGTTGAAGAAGGGGATGGTTCCCCATCGGCGCATGTCTGGAAACTCATAGTGGACAATAACACACTATCGGTGTCTGATTCTATCGCCACTATTGATATATCCGGTGCGGCTGGTGGCTCACCTATTACACTCGACATAGAAGACGACGGTGGTGACGATTCTACTGATGTTGACGAAATCGCCACTAAAAACGATACGAATGATATTTTTACAGAACCATCCCCCGATAAGCTATACATAGACCTATCAAAAAATTGGCCTGCTGCCGATAGCGCCGATGCAGTTGCCGCTGATGCCGTAACTGATTTAGGAATAGATTGGGGAACGGGAGCTAATCAAGTCAGTCCGGCAGATTTTGCCAATGAAGATATTGGGGACATTACAATAACTGGTGGATCATGGGCAATAGATACGGTTTCTGGCGCAAATTCTGTTGATTCAGATGTTTATGTAGATGGTTCAATAGACGCTGCTCATTTAGCCGCTGATGTTATAGATGAAGGTAAAATCGCAGATAATGGGATTGATTCCGAGCACTACAACGATGGATCAATTGATGCCGTTCACTTAGCAGCCGACATTATAGATGAAACAAAGATTGCTGATAACGGTATTGACTCCGAGCATTATAATGATGGAAGTATAGATAAGGTTCACCTAGCTGCTGATGTCATAGACGAAACCAAACTTGAAGATGAGAGTATAGACTCAGAACATTACAATGATGGTTCAATAGACCCAGCTCATTTAAATCAGACCTTTGCGGTAGCAGACGGGTTTTTGCTAGACTTTAACAGTATCACCATGACCGATACGGTGGCAGAGGGTCTAACGGTTCCTGATTGCCCTGTTTCTGGCGACCCGAATGTAGATAAAAACTTTATATGCTATGACGCTTCCGGGGACAGATTTTTGGCATGGGAGCAAGGAGAAGGATGGGTTGATACTTCTTCCGGTTCCGGGGCAGGCGCAGATGATAGTTTTATAACATATGAAACTGATGGCGACCTTTCAAATGACTTGGTTCTTACCGGTGGGGCGGGTGTTGACATAACACTGAGCGCACCTACCGCTACACTGTCCTTTAACGCTACCGAGATAGACGCTGTCACATGGTCAGACCAAGTCAATGCTTCAAATATCTGGACGTTTGCCGTGTCGGGTACAGACCACACCATGACGGCTGGAAATGGGCTTATGACATTCGGGGATGCTGTGACCGTGACCGACCTGTTGACCGCTTCTAATGGCGTTACAATAGGCACTGGGACAGCTTTGACGCTCGGTGTTGTGCAGTGGGACAACGGTTCTGATGCCATTGACGGGGATGTGATTGCTAATGATACGATAGACGATGACTCTATTGATTTCGGAGATGTCACGGGTGTAGACCTTACCCTAACAGACGCCACGGCTGTAACGGCGACAGGAACCGTACAGGGTGAACAACTTACCTCAACTGACGATGCAGACATAAACGATGCGCTAACAGTTGGAAACATAATTATAGACGAAGCGGCTGGAACCCTTGATTTCACGGGTGTAACTTCAGCTACAATTACGTCAAGCGGATTTGGAACAATTTCGTTTGGTAATGAACACCTAATCACCACGGGTAACGCTACCGCTGCGGCCATTACCGCCACCACATCTATGTCTTTAGGTGACGGTGACAATCTTAACTTTGGAACCGGAAATTATTGGGTAGGTGAGTGGAACAATACCAATTTAGCTCTTGAATTTACGACGGCCTTAGTCGCTGCGACTGCTACGGATGACCCGATGTTTTTTATTCAGGTTGACAGCGGTGCTGCAACAATGACCGCAGACCAAGACGTGTTCGGGGTATATAAAGGAACTACTAGATTATTCGACATTGACGAGGACGGGGATGTGTATATCCTTGGAAAATTAACCATTGTCGGAACCACAGACGATCATTTCATGGATTTGACTTCTAACGCAGGAACACCATCTAGTGCAGGCACAAATTCGATGTACGTCATTTCAAGCAGGTTTAAAATAGCAGAAGGTGGAACCGAAAAAGACATAATAACCCCGGATGATACCGTAACGTGGACGGGCAGCACACACAGCTTTGTGGGCGTAACGAGCATGGTATTACCCGACACCGCTGATGCTGCCGGTGAGATTAGCCTTGTTGACAGCACGGATATTCTATGGCTTGGCCTTCAAGACGGGGCAGGGGCATGGATGTCATTTGATTTTACCGGAATAGACGGTCACAACACTTATGTAATGGCATGGGACGAAGCAAGCAATAAGTTTACAGCACAGGCACAGGCAGGTGGTTCGCCAAAATGGGACACCGTTGCAGACCCAACTGCCGATGTGAATATAATTCATCCTATTAATGTAGAAACCCAATTTACATATACAGGGAATTTCACAACAGGATCACAGTTTAATATCGAACAACTTACAGGAAACCCGACAGGTGGTGTGCTCTTTGAAGTTACAGCAGCCGATGCGAACGTCACTGTGGCTCGATTAGGTGATGGCACAAACTACACCCAAATTGGACAAACGGGAAACTTAACACAAACTGGCACAGCGGCAGCGACCTTTGCGAACGTCACAACCTTTAACGAAAATGTTGACATAAATCTCGATGCGGCTGATGAAGAAGTTACAATTAGCCAATCTAACGCAGCCGGAACAGAAGATGATCCCCTTATTTTTATTGATGACGATAGAGAAGGAGCGACCGCTACAGAATTAGGTGAGGCAACAATAGAAATTGATGCAGAGGGTGTGTACGCAATAAACATCCTTGACGGTTCACTTGCCGTAGAGGGCGACATTGTTCCTACTGCTACTAGCGGAGCTTCATTAGGAACTGATGCTCTTGACTTTTCGGATCTATTCTTGGCTGATGGTGGTGTAATAAATATGGACAGTGGTGACGCGACCATTACACACGCTACCGCAAATCTCACCATTGCTCACACAACGGGTGATGTTGTTTTGTCTGCTGCCGACACCGATCAGGACATTACCTTCACAGTTGATGACGGTGACACCGATTGGGACGTTATGTTAGATGGCTCTGCGGGTCAGGTTGTTATCGGCAAAGATGCTGTAGCGTTTGACTATTCAATTAAGTTTGACGCTGCCACCGCTGATGGAACAATCACATGGGACCAAGACCCCGGAGAGTGGGATTTTGCGGCTGATATTAAAACTACTGAAGATATTGTCGTGGGCGATGGCAAGTACATAGGATCTGCTACCGACCCACTGGCGATTCAAATAGAAAATGACGGTGACGTTGTTTTCACAGATGACATTTACCTTTCTGGCAACGACCTTGTATTTGCTGCTGCTGGAACAATTAAAAACGCTGCTGCTGGTGGCTTGACTATTGACATGACCGACCCATCTGCGGGTGCAGGACAGGACTATGTGACGGTTTCGGGTACACTCCCGATAGCTGACGGTTCTGACACTTACAGGGGTGTTTATCTGAATTTCGATACCTCTGCCAACCATACAGGAACAAGCAATGCGACGGTCTTGGTAGATATAGCAGCACCGACAGGCGACCCAAACGCCAATCTTTACGGCATTAGATTGGGTAATTTAACTGGCTCTACGGGTGCTGCCGGGGAAGTTGAATATGGACTTCAGATAGGTACGGGTTGGGATTCTGACATTCATTTTGCTGACACCACGGCTGTTATAACTACGGGTGGTACACTGACGCTTGAAGGTTTGACGGTTGATGCCGGTGCAGTTTCAGGTGCGTCCACGCTTGCCATGACTTCAACATTAACGGGAGCAACTGGGATTACCCTGGGTTCAGCGACTACGGATGCTGCAAGCGATTTCACAATGATTATGGGAGCACGGGACGATGACCCACAATTTGTAATTGCCATGAGCGATGATACAAACGGTGACGTTACTATGACCACTACAAACGGTGACGATGCTGATATTTCAATTGTCTCCACCGACGATATTATGCTTGACCCAGGTGGAGATGTCATAAATTTTGTCAGCACGACAGAAACCATGTCCCTAACCAACGGGTCTAATTTATGGACGTTTGATTCGGCTGGTGACACGTTTGTATTTAATGATGCTACGGATGTGGCAGCTACGCTATCCGCAAACGCACTAACGCTTGACAATGGTGCTACAATCACCTTCACCGATGGCGCAAGTGATACTATCACCCATACCGACGACACCGGAATTGCAATGGTTAGTACGTCTGGTACGGTAACTATAGAAAGCGTGGTATTCACAGGCGGGGCAATGACATCTGTTGCTTCGATTGGGATGAGTGGAGCAATTACTCTTGGAAACGGCGAAATTATAACCAACGCTACGGTAGATGATGAAATTGAACTTACAACCGATGACAAGGAAGGAATTATTTTTGACCTTGACACGGGGACTGCGAACGAGGTTGCTATCTTGAGCGGAACCGGCAAGGGCGTAACCGAGATAAACACCGCACTTAATTTTGTAACTACTGGTATAATTCACGGTGCAATTAAAATTTCAGCTAAATCTGGTGGCTATACTGTTGGGTCTGATGATCCACATGAATCCTACGGAACAATGTTTGTAAACACAGGTGCAAATAAATACCAACTCCCAACGCCGGCAGCAGGGATGAATTTCTGTATTATGTCTGCACAGGGAGACACGAATATTATAACAATTGCGATAGCTGATGCTGACTACATCGTTATTGATGGGGTTAGGGGAACTATCGAAAACAATGATGATGCGGCAGAGATTGCTTCCTTGGGGGCAGCGGGTGATCAGATATGTCTAATCGCATACGACGCAACCGACTGGTATGTAATTTCAGATAAAGGAACGTGGGCCGAAACACCATAAGGAGAATTATGAAAAAACTAATATTAGTATTACTGGCAATCATGTTTGCGACAACCGCAAACGCATGGACACTTAAATGGGACGCTGTGACAGGGGTAGACGGGTATAAGCTATTCCACAAGGACTTATCCGCAACGTCCTTTACGGAAATTGACGTTGGGACTTCCGCTTCCTACGACCTAACGCCACTTAACTTATCGGTCGGTACGAGGTATGAGTTTTACGTTATCGCTCACTCACAGGGGTCTACGAGTGCCGAATCTGATCATATCAGGTGGACAGTTCCAGTTGACCCAATTGTAATTGAACTACCTGACTCACCACAGAGATTGGTGATCGAATTTTAGGAGTGGTTATGAAAAAACTAAACGCTTTATTATGTTTTTGTTTACTGACATTTGTATCATCTCAAGCGGCAATAATTGAGGTTGCTCCGGCTGATGCCAGAATGACCACTATGATTGTGGGTGGGCAGACGGTGGATGGTGACTCCGCTCTTTACACCGCAGCTACGGTAATTTTTGATTTTGAGCAAAGTGCAGTTGCCACTAAAGGCGGGCATACTTTAACCCCTGCTGTTAATGCTCCGACATATAGTAACGCCTCTGCCCATGCTGGTACTCAGTATGGCAGTTATTATGCTGTATTTGATGATGCTGATGACGAGCATTTTACATTAGCCGATCATGCTAATTTTGACTTTGACGATACTGATTATGCTATAGCCTTTTGGTATTACCCAGAAGCGACTTATGCAACACATATTACGTCAAAATATGATGGGAGCAATGGCTGGAGGCTCCAAAGTAACTATTCCGACACTAATAAATTAGTAATGCTGCACACCAGTGAGTATTGTTACAGTGGTTTTACGCCAGATATAAACACTTGGTATCATGTTGTTTTATCATACGATCAATCAGATAATGAAATTACGTGGTGGATCACAAAAGCAGGGGAGGCACATGGTAGTGAGGTAGATAATCAGGCTGTTGCACAGACGACAACGCCCACTTCCAACTCAACCACACTTTATGTAGGAAGTTATTCGACCACTGCAACATTAAATGGTAATTTGGACGAACTTGTGTTCTTCAAGGGTCGAGAAGTAAATGACGCAGAAGCCCAGTCTATCTATATCGGGGCCGGATCAGGGGGATGGCGTGAATAAGAAATTACTTTATTTTATATTTTTCATCTTGTGGTCTACCCTTGCTTTTGCTGCTGACAAGACATTTGATGCGGGAGAAACTCTTGCCCTCACAGAACACACAACCTGGGACAATCTGTATTCTGACGCAACTTCTGGTGATTGGGCTACTGTTACTGGCGCATATAACATAACAGTAACTGGTGATACAGATATTTCCTATGTTTCGTTTCAAAACACAGGTAGTATTGTGTTTGAAGACAGTTCTGCAATTCGTCGTTGCGTATTTGAGGGTCAATCGTCTGTAACTCTCGGCACTTCCTCCTCTGCGCTTTCAGAAAACATTATTCTGGAAAATTCAGATTTCAGAGGGCAAACAGGAACTATTGTTTTTACTGTTACAGGCAGCGACGGCGCGGCAACTGGGGATTTCTGGATTACTAATAATACTTTTTATTACACAAGTGAAAAAACAATATACCTGACCAGACGGGACGGGTGTTTATTCAAGGGCAATGTGCTCTATAATACGCAATTAGGAGATTGGTCGGGTGCAAGCCTGGTTTCAGGAGGTCATGATTATAGAGAAAACTTCTCAGCATTTGATGATGCCGCATCGGATTCACAGACTCGCACTGTAATTATCGCAGGCAACCAGCCCGCTGTCACTTTCGATAAAAATTATCTTTTCTATGATTGGGATAATCCTCATCCGATTTCATTTTCGGGAACTGGAACCGGAGGTATTGATTATTTTAGATATAATGTGTTTCAAGTTGTGTGGAACACAGATGGAGCGAATATTGTATCTGCCAACTCTGCCAGGGATATTAATATATCATATAATTTAAATATAGGTTCAGGCTCACTAATAAACCTTGTCAACGGTGGATCAACAACGGTTACTGGTAAAAACAACACTTCTTATGGCACAAAAGAAGGTAATGGTAATGATGGTTTACTATTCCTATCTGAAAGTGGCCCCCATTCTTACACAGTGAATTTGTCGAATAACATTGTATCAGGATCGGTTGATATTGGTGATGCGATTAACTCGATTACTGGAACCCAAACCATTGCATCCTCTGGTTATAACTGGTTTTATAATACTACAAATGATTATGACGATATAACTGTAACCAGTGGGCCGACAAATGACACAACGGGGACTGACCCTAATTTTGTTGACGCTACCCGTAATTTAACTGATTGGTATGAGGAGCGATATTCGGACGCTTCTCCAACTAAAGCGAAAGCTGTGGCAAAACTGATTGTGAAAAACGGCTACAACTCAGGCACCAAAAAACAATCTGATGCCGAGATTACTTATGATCAGCTTGACTTAATAGAGTACGTCAGGGCGGGGTTTGTTCCAGAGGCGGCAGGGATTAATCAAGGCGGGCAGAATTATGAGGACATCGGAGCCTTGGATGACGAAGGGTGGAACCAATGGGCTGACCACTCTATTGTTAAAAACAGGCGCGACGGAGAAGATGATACAAGTGGGTCGGCATCCGTATCTATTTCTATGGCTAGAAATGAATTGGAATCTTTTCAGGTTTTTGTCTACGCCGATGGAGCAGCATTAGAAAATGTTGATGTTAGTGTCGGCACTATTTCAAAAGGAGCAAATACGATAGATCATGTTTACATCTATAAGGAGCATTACGTTAATTGTGACACAAAGTCAAGAGTAGAATATGAGGCGGGTTATTGGCCTGATGCTCTGCTACCAAAGGTAGACAGGTATTATAATGAGGTGCGTACAGGTGTGTTTCCAGTTGATGTCACCGCATCTGATGTTCAGGGGTTCTGGATTGATTTAGGAACGACAAGTTCAACAGACCCAGGGACTTATACTGGAATTGTAACAATCACAGCAGACGGGAAAAAGGACGAGGAAATTACTATTGCGGTCGAGGTGTATGATTTCGCACTCGATGCCACATCTAACTTTCCAGGGAATTACATTGTGCGAGCAACTGCGCTTTCTTATGGGCATGGATACGAGCAAAATTTTAATACTGCCACAAGCATTGAAATTATCCAACAGTACATGAAACTGTATTTATACGCACGATTAACTCCGGTAATCCGTGGAGATGGCACATCTATGGCGTTCACATGGGATAGCGGCCCAAAAACTTTAACCATTACAGATTACACACCCTGGCTTGAATATATCTCTGATGCTATGGATGGCACAGCTATCACATCTGGGCCACTGAGCGGAGCAACATTCGCAGTACAGCACATGCACAATTACGGAAACGTGGATTGGACTGGTAGTATAGCCGCTGAAGATAAAGAAACGGCAACACGGCAATACTTTCAGCAAGTTTACGATAAGTTTGAAACTGAGGGATGGGACCCGTTTAATAGATTGTATGGTTCTGTATATGATGAGCCTCCTTGCGGAGCGTCTACTACTTTTCGAGGGGAAACAAAAAACTATTGTCAGATTGTGAAAATTCAGGCAGACGACTACAATGCGATTAACACTGGTGGTCAAGGTGAATTTAAGAATGTGTATGTCCACTCAAGCATTAAAGAAGGACTAAGTGATTTTGAGGATGATGGTTTTTACGCACCAAACCAAGCAACTCTTGCATGTCGTAATTGGGATAGAGACTGTGTTCCAAATGATCCAACTGGTGGCGAACGAAGTGATTACCAAAGTGGCGGTGCTCCCTATTGGACTTACTTAGGGTGTTCTTCTCACGGTTGCCGGGAGATGGGTGATAGTACTACTAGTAATCAAATAGACTCTTCGGCTGATGCAGTCGCAATGTATAACCGCGCAGCGTCATTTTGGAGATACTACACCGCAGCGAGTGGATCTTTTTACTGGGCAATATCGGATTTAAACTATGAGAACGATACCTATGACGATATTTTCAGCGAAGAGTTTGAGGGTAACGGAGAAGGGCATTTAGTTTATCCGGGCATTGTGGATAAAGCAGATAGAACATGGGTAGATGGATCGTACTCCGGCAATGGAGATAGCACCCCTGAACTCGGAGGTATAAACGATATTCCGATAGCTTCAATGCGCTGGAAGTACCTCAGAGACCAACAGGAAGATTTAGAATATTTCAAACTGGCCGAAGAATCAACCGATAGAGCTACTGTTTTAGCGACAATCAAATCTGTTTTTAATGACGAGACTGACATTAGATTCGCTTATTGGGATCTTAATATGAGTCCTACTGTTTTGCTTACAGCAAGAGCAGGTGTTGCGAATTTGATCGACAGCGGTGCAACAATCTCCGGCATGACCATAGGTAAAAAATGAAAAAGCTACCATTCTTAATAGCTGCTTTAATATGCTGGATCTTGGCATTGTTTTGCATCCTGGGGATTGCTGATGCTGCGACATACTACTACGGTGAGAGTGCAGCCGGTGACGAGGGTGCGAGTAGTTGCGCTAACCGTGATGATATAGCTGGACTTAACGCTGATGCACAGTCTATGGTGGCTGATGATACTATCTATCTTTGTGATGACGAAGTGATTAGGACAATGATAACCGTGCCTGTGTCTGGTTCAGTGGATAGTCCTATAACTTATACTTCGGCACCGGGAGATAGCACCGTGATTAGTGGGGCTGATGTAATAACAGGATGGTCGTCTGGTGGGAATGGGTATGTAAAAGAAAACATCGGTCAAGCGGGATATGATAATTGTACTGTTGTTTTAGTTGATGGAAGCACTTTATTAACATTTAATGCCGATGGTGATGAAACAGATATGGCAGAAGGGGAATTCTATCATACTGGTGTGGATGATGATCTTTACATACGACTTTCTGGCGATGCTAATCCATCAGGTTATACGATAGAGGCTCAAATTAGGATAGCTTCAATAAGGGCAACTGGTAAGGACTATATTGATATAGAAAATTTACAATTACAGGGTGGCGTATACGGTATTTGGCTTTTTAAGAATGATGATTACTGGAACATAACAGGCAATACTGTCAAATACACTGGTTCAAAAGGCATAAAATTAGAAGGTGAAAGTGGGCCAGTCACAAATAATACAGTGACAAAAAACACTCTTCAATACATCGGTGGCGCAGGTGTTACAGACATTAGCCCTTTTGCAATGCATATAGATGCTGATGCTGGATTTCCTAGTATCAATAACGTTATTTCAGAAAATTTAATTGAGTATCCCCAACTTGGTTTTATCTACATATCCAACTCTGACTCAAACACCATTACAGGAAATAAGGTGCTTGGGGTAACTGCAAGTAATACTATTCATCTTACTGGCAGCGATAGCAATATAGTTGGATATAACATTATTGAAACCTCTGGTGATTGGGGTATCGGGATAGCTGACGGTTCACAGGACAATAAAATTTACAATAACACTATTGACGGAACTGGGACAAATGGTGGTTGCATAAGAGCTTATAGTACCGCAGGTAGCGCCAATTTGATAAAAAATAACATCGTATATGGTGCTTTAGGTTTACGTGTTGATAGCGGTGGAGAAACCGATTTAGAGTCTGATTATAATTGCTTTTATAGAAGTGCGGGAGACATTGTGACATGGGCGGGAACGGGTTATAATGATTCTGAATTTACAGACTACAAAACTGCGTCGGAGCAAGATGCGGAGTCTATTACATCAGACCCACTCCTAACCGACCCCGGCAACGATAACTTCACCCTGCAATCCACAAGCCCCGCAAAAAATACAGGCGTAGATTTAGGTGATACATATACCAACGGTTTAAATCACAACTCGTCATGGCCGGATTCTGTTTCAACGTTAAACCAGGATAACTATGGATCGGGATGGGAAATCGGGGCTTTTGTATTTACTGGCGCAACAATGTCAGGCATAACGATAGGCAAGATAGAATGAATGGAATAGACAAAGAATCCTTAAAAGAAATGTCCCTAAATGATATGGTCAGGGGACTAATAGATATGGTCTACCACATGCAGGAGTCAGCCGAAAAGTACAGGGAGGAACAGCCACCGAAATGCGCCAAACGATTTGTCCAGATACGCCATGTTAAAATAGCCGGGATTGCGTTGGGACCGACGCAACTATTTCTGGAGTAAGCATCGAGTAAGGAGACACAATGACACAATCTGATGATTGTAAACATTGCTTAACTGGGATAGGTGAATTAAAAGGCCAACTTATGATTTTAAACGGCTCCATAATGAAGATTTTCTATGCGCTTATAGCCTTGGCCGGAGCATCTGTAGGTACGAAGTTTATAGGGACGCCGTGGTACATTGATATTGCGATGCACGCGACCATGTTTTCTGCGATTTTCGTAGGGCTTATCACAGTCGCTAAACGTAAGTGTTTGTCGAGATGGGAGAAATTTATCAGGGTTACGTTTGTCACGTATTGCGCGTATATCACGACATTGCGAATCTTTCATTACCAGACTGGAACAGCTTTGACGCAAAATGAAGGCGCGATTGCAAATCTATTGATAACCACATTGGCAATTGGATTTATCGGACTCGCATGGAGGCGGGACTCACAACGACGAGATGGAAAACGGAGATATGATGACAGCAAGGTGTGATGCGGAAAAAGCAGCCGAGAGAATCCGAGAGAATCAAACTATCACCGAAATGGAAATCTTGCAAATAGAGATTTTCTTGCGGCAGTGTTGTAAAAATTGCCAGGTGTTGAATCGGACCCTCAACAAATTTTTAGCCGATAAAAAGCGCCGGTCTAACGAAGCTAATTGCCCGACGACATCTGAGGAAACCAAAAAAGCTAAATGGTGGCAGTTTTAGTTACGAAGTTACTGTAACTACGAACCATATCTTTCTGATTCGTTAATGAGAAATTCTTTAATAATTTTTCGCTGACCATCTGACAGTTCATTGATTATATCTGATGGAATGCCTTTTAAAAAACTGGCGACACTATTGAGATTACTGAGAACAATAGACAGGCACGCCGAATCTTCTTGCAAAATTAAGTTTATATCATCCGAAGATAGTTCAATCTCAACTTCTTGTGAAAAGTCGATAAATTTATCAATTCTCATAGGTACTCCTTTGCTATATTTACGTTGCTATTGGTTTGATTCGTCTTTTATTAACTTTTGCTGTTTCAATGATGTTTTCATAAGCCATTTCCAACGCTTCTTGATAGCTCAATCCGTAATCATTCCGCCTTAATTTGGCAGGGGTGTCAAAGCGACTAATTGCTTCTAAGGCAGATAGCATTCGGTTGAATTGTTTAATTTGCGTTTTCGTCATGGTTATGTCCTTGCGACAACTACGTTGCTATCGCCCACATTATCAGAGCGCCCAGGCACCCACCGATAACCAGAGCGCCCACGATTGCCCATGTGTCTAAATTAATTGGTAAGTTGTTCATTATTTCTTCCTTTTGGATTCGATGTATTCCATTAAATAATGAATAATTACACGCTCAAATTCTATGTGCTTTTCGTATTTCGGTTCGTGGTGTTCTCGGCATAAAGGAATACAGACATACGAGTGAGATTTCTTTGAGGTGCCTGACCCCCAATACGACCTGCGTACATGATGTGGTTCACCCGGTAAACGGCATAATGGATATGAGCATGGTTTTTTACGAATGAATTTCAGGTAGTCTTCATTCTTATAGGTCTTAAATTTCGGATTGGAGATCATTGAAACCTCAGATAGCTTTCCACAATTTCGTCTAATTTGTCAGCGTCAATTTTAGATTTGTAAACGTGCTTTATAAGTACGTCTATTGATTTGGAATACAGGTCTGTAAATGTTTCCTGATTCATTTTCGCAAATGATATAGAATCGGCTTCTGGTCTTGCTGTACCGTCTATCCTGATAACAAGGTGAAAGTGTCCACACATAATGGCAATGTCCTGACGGAAACGCTCAAAATTCTTTTCAGGCACACCGTACTTTGAATTGATCTCACCGGGAATCCAATTGTCAAACCCGACGTTTAGCAAAGCAAAATACTTACGGTGGAAAAGAACATTTCGCATTTGCTTAAAATTTCCATGCACAGAGTTGCCAATCTTTATTTTATCAACCCAATCCTGAGTTGGTGGATCTCCGGGTGCAAGTCAGTCACGCCTTATTTTAGTTAGAACTGAGTTCATTTATGAATCCCCGGCTCTCTTTCCCGTGGGTCAACCCACCCGCACCACCGACATTTCTGGCCGGGAAATAAAATCGGCGGGCTGCGGTCTGGATGGTTCTGGACACATCCCCCGCAGGGCTGACCGTAGAGTTCATTTTGCTCTTTTATGTATTCACTATGCGCTCTCCAAGTATCTCCGACATCACCCATTATGCCCCCTTGATTTTTTCAAGCAGTTCTAACATTTCAGCGATAAACTTATCCGCACCTTCATCTAATTCCTTAATAATCTTTTCATCTCGATAGACTCTTTTAACAAATAGTGGTTTGCAGGCAACCGCTGGGGAATATGAAATAAAATCGCACCATTCACACTCACAAATATGCAGACCCCAAAATACCTGTTTGCGGTATGCCGCTGGCACACTGTCTGCCAAAATCGTTTCCACCTGTACGGAAGGAATCACGCTTTTTATTTCAATTAAAGCATCATTTCCGATACATCCATCGGGGGAATAGTGCTTGTGGCCTGTCTTTTTAACAAGCCCAATCTGCTCAACCTCTGTGTCTGTCACAAATTCGTACATATTACGGGCATCAGGCTCCATTTCCTGACCTCTTATCATGTGGGCGTTCTGATACCCGTCATAGCTTTCATCGCTCAGTATTTCACCGATAAGGCGATACATGAGCGTTTTTCTGGTCTTGCCCTGCCCTTTTGCCATGACCGATTGGATAGAAGAACCACCTATGCTCCCCCTGCGTTTTCTAAACCACGTTTCATCTAATTGGTTGCATTCTATGATTTGCATTATTCCCCCGGTTGACGCATCTTAGCTTGTTTTTTTTCAAGCAGACCCTTTAGCATAGGATACGACCCTTTTAGAATCCCAGCAACGTCCTTTGCTTTTGCAGTTACTAAAAACTTTGCCATATCGGTGTCCGTTTCGTTTATTAGGTCGTTAAGCTCAATGCCCTGATCGTCTGAAATGTATTCCGGTTTCTGGTCGTGGCGGGATTCCTCAGACTCACCAGTTTCGATATTAAACACCTTCAAGCAAGCATATTTGACGGCGTAACTGAGGCATTTTCCGGGATTTTTATCGGCTGTATCCTCTGCGGTTGCTGTGATAGTCACGGTGACGAAATCATTCGGGGGATCTTCATTGACGAAATCTATATCATAGGTGCCGACGAAAACCGTGAAAGGGGTATCTTTTGAGGTGGTTTTGCCTGTGTCTCTTAATTCCCACGATTTTTGACGCGGAATTGTCAGCACTCCGTTGTCTATTAGGTGCTGTCGGATAGCAGAGGTCACAAAATCGTGCGTGATAGCCCTGTATCCACTCACACTGGCGTCTTTTTGAAGGTACTGTACCTCACGCCTTATATTATTTAAGCGTTGGTATATGTTCGGTTTAAGGCACTCAGCGTCCGATAGCTCCGGCACCGGGCCATCGGACACTACGATGTCCTTGCGCTCAAATTCCTTCTGTGTCTCTGTCATGGTTTTTCTCCTCAGTTTTTATGTTGTTGCAAGAGCAATCAGTGCATCTATATTTTCCGTCCATTGCCCAAACCGTAGCATCGCATCCAGGGCAGTATCCTATGATTTCCCACTGTTCTTCGCTATTCATCGCCTTTCACATCCTTCCATTCGGCCTTAACCTCATCCAACTCAGTTTTCGCTGGTCTGTAAATGAGATGAAAGAACCCCCGAACTAATGTGCGCCAATTAATCTTAGGAACGATCCATTTTGAAACGATAATTGTGATAAGGACAGTTGCCAAAACGCTTGAAATAGTTAATGTGTTCAATTGAACCTCCTTTATGGGTGAGGGTAAATCCTCACATTTAATAGTACCGTTCGAATAAGTTAGAATTTGGCCGTCTTTGCTGCAATTCGTGAAATCGAGGGTAATTCCATCAACAGCTATGTCTGTCCATTCCACTGAGCCACCTCCACCAGTGGGCAGAATGTAATCTGCTGAGTCTCCATCAGTGGCCAGAACGTAATCTACTGAGTCAGCATCAGAGTAGACTAACTGAAGAGTGTCATCGTCAGTTGCGTCAGACGTAATAGTCACGCTATCAGAATTATCCAAAATTCCTCACAATGTATCCACTACAGGTGTAAGCGCAGATTAAAAATGATATTATTAAAAGGATATTGAGTCTCAAAATATCCTGTCTCTCAGGGTTTTATCCTGTTTCCGATGATACGCCCACCAGCGCAACTTATTGATTGCCCTGGCTGTCAGGATGTTCAATATGCGAAACATAAAATACAAGACTGCGATACTTATAACCCATATTGTTATTTCAATCATCCCATTCACCCCTCTCGATCTCAATTTTACGATCATTTAAACATGCAATAATATGCTCAGCAGAGCCTTCTGAAAATTGCCACCTTGCCCAGCTAATCGTGACATTGATATTTTTAATTATCGTTTCTTTTTCTTTTGGTGTCATAGCTCACCTTAAATTCGGCGCTGTTTCCACAAAGTATATCTTGTGACATATCTTTCTTGTTTTGTTTTATTGTCGATGTACCTGTCATTTTCTTTACAGATAGCGTAAGGTACTGAAATACTATCAAAATGAGCCTTCCAAACATCCATTGTCGGAAATTCTCTCTCATAAATTTGCGGCAAAAAGTCCATCAAGGCAGCGTGTGGAATATCTGAAAAACCTTCTGTTTCCTCAATTACCGACTCTGGATTGAATATTTTGTTTTGCATATTTTTCCCCCTAACCGGCCAACCCGTCACATTCTCCGGGCTGGCCGTCTTTGAGTGTAATCACCCGCCGACTGTCCGGTTGCGGGTATGTGTGAAATGGGGTGCCGCCGAGAAAATCTAAGAGGCGGGGTGAAATCCCCATTTGTTGGTTGTTAAATCATTTATAAATCATTAAAAACCCTTTGTCAATAAAAATATTCCAAATTCGTAAAAATAAATCTTGACATAACGAAAATCGTTTGATATTAGTAGAATTATGCAACTAAATAGAGAAAAAATTAACCGTGAATTAACACGGTTAGGTTGGAAACAAACCGATCTTGCTCGGCAAATGGGCTTGCACCGACAACAAATAAATCGGTTATTGATTCCTGGGCAAAATGCGATAACCTTGAAAACGATTGACAAACTTGCCGATGCGCTGGGGTTGGACCCGAAGGATTTGATTAAATGACGGAATGTAAGCTCAACTTAGAAAAGTGCGAGTCGTATTGTAATGAAAAACAAGTATTTCCTGCAATGCGTTATTTTGTAGAACAAATGAAACTACCAGTAAAAGCCGCCGCTAAAGAAGTTTACAATCTTACATCCGGCCTTGTTACATCAGGTAGGGCAGAACAGGTCTGGATTAGAAGAATGGGTCCTGCTACGAACGTAGCACAAAGCGAGGCAAGCGCAATAGAAACAGAAGAAAATCAAGAGGTTGCTGCTGAATCGGATTCAGTCGAAATTAATAAAGAGATAGCTCAAGAAGCCGCTAAGGGAACGGCAAAATTTATTACAACATCAATTGCGACCAGCATCCATAACAGGGCTTTTTTTTGAGGATTCGGAAATGGGTAAAGCGCCTGCGTTTCAATTCTATGTGAAAGATTGGCTATCAGATCCACAATTAAGGATGGCATCGTTGTCAACAAGGGGAATTTGGATAGATTTATTATGTTATATGTGGAGCGCACCAGAGAGGGGAAAACTCGAAATAATGCAGCAAAAATTTGCCAGATTAATAGGGGCTGATAATGGTGAAGTTGAGCTATTTATAGACGAAGCCCAAGCATTTGACTTTTGTGACATTTCCGTTACGGGTAACGGGACGTTACAAATTTATAACAGAAGGATGTACCGTGAATCTAAAGACCGTGAAAACAATAGGTTAAGACAACAGAAATACCGTGATAAGAAGCAAGATAACGCTAAAATAACGCCCCCTTCTCCATCTCCTACTCCATCTCCTACTCCACATACAAAGAAAAAAGAGTGTGCGTGGCCTAAAGATTTTACCTTAACAGAAAAAATGAGATCCTACGCAAAAACCAAGGGTATCGTAAAGGTCGATGCCTTTTTTGATGATTTTAAAGATTGGGCTGCTGCGAAGGGTGCAACCTACAAAGATTGGCAAGCGGCATTTCGTACCAGGGTTGGTAAGGCACCGGAATACGGCAAGCAGTTCATGGGCGAAAATTCAGAAGAACGGGAAAAGACTAATGCAAAGTTAGCGGAATATCGCAGGCAGGAGGCTTTATGAGATACGAGAATTTTGAAGTCGAGGCTTATAAATTACAAATCGGTGTCAGTAAATTAATGAAATACGGCATGGATATATTCGAATTGTATGCTGATGAAGTTGGTATGAGCTACTGTGACCGGAATCGTGTGATTGGTAAATGTAAAATATCTCACGGTAAGACAGAGTTAAAAGAAATGCCTTGCCCGAAACAGTTGGTTGGTGAAAGGTGGGAATTTTACACAAAAGTTATGGGATATTCAAACGAAAAAACCAGAGAAACAATAAAGAGGGTTGACGCTTCTTTTTTAAATGAATTTTCGGGCAAATACGATGTAACGAGTCTGGCTCGGGGGATTGGTTAGATGAAAAAGAAAAAAAAAGATGTAATTGAATTGTTACTTGAGCTTCTTGAGAGAGTTGAGGCTGTAAGATGTCACGCAATCGAACTGGATATGCAAGCCGAAGACGAAAAACAGTTCAGCACGATTACAAATAAGGGTGGACTATACCGATATGAGCCTAACTGAATACGAGCATCAATGTAAGATATTCGCCTGGGCCGATATAAAATCAGTTGAAATTCCAGAGTTGAAACTAATAAATGCGTCGCTTTCAGGGGTGAGATTATCAATCGGGCAGGCGAAAAAAGCAAAACGGGCGGGAATGGTGAAAGGATTTCCAGATATTTTTCTACCTGTGCCAAGAGGTAAATTTCACGGGCTTTTTATAGAGTTGAAAAGATTAAAACCAAGAGGTTATCCATCACAAGATCAAGATAAATGGCTGAAAGCATTAGCGGCACAGGGATATGCCTGCTCATGCTGCCGAGGGCATGATGCTGCGATTAGTGTGGTTGTGGACTACTTAAATATAAGTTGAGCGATTATGCAAGAGTGTGAGTGGGACGGAGCAGAAACAAACGAGTGTGATGATTATAAGTATTCAAAAGTAAAAAGAAGCTGTCTTTTTTTCGTCAAAGGTTGGCTCAATGGCGGGATCTGCACACTGCCGCCGCCAAAAAAGGAGGCCGAAGAATGACATTTGAGAAGTGGTGGCAAGATAACAGCAAGAAAATTTGGGTGCAAATCGCGCTTTTCCATCCAACAGCAGCTATAAAAAAATTATTCAAGGACTGCTGGCACGATGGGTACGTCTCAAGTGCTGAGAACCACAAAAAAAAGGAGGTTAAAAAATGAAAACACTAAGTATCTGTATTATTTTCGTATTGTTGATTGTTGGATGCGCCACAATCGAAAACGCAAAGTATATGGCAACTGAAACCGCTGATTCAAAACAGATCAATGATCGGTATACATTTGTAGTCGTCAAAACCAGAGACATACTGAGCCCTGCAACCACAACTGTAATGGTGTACGACAAACAATCAGGCACATTCGACAAGGTTGAAGGTGGATCCGGGGCCTCTGCTTTAAGTTCATTAGCCGGTCCTGCAGCTACGGCCTATGCGGGTTATCAGATTGGACGAGGTATCAGAAAGCAAAAGCCTGATACGACAACAGTAAATAACAATAGCGCCACTAAATCTGCTGCTGGCGCTGCTGCTGCGAGCAAAGCCGTTCAGGGGCAGGGTATGATCCAGGGACAAGGCCAATCCCAAGGTCAAACACAGGGGCAAAATCAGCTTCAAGGACAGGCTCAAGAACTTTTTTAAGGTGAATTATGGAAACACCAAAAGACATTAACGGCGTGAGAACTGAACTGATTATGCAAAACATCCATAAAGAGGTATTTGATGGTGTTTTAACAGCATCGGAATACAATCAAATATATATGATTATTTATAAATCATTAAGAAAAATCAGCAAGAGAAACCTTCTTCGGTGTATGAAAGAATTGGATTATGGTCTTTTTGAAAGATAAGGGAGATTAAAATGAATGACAAATTAGCAGGAATTTTATGCGTAACTGTGATGTTTTTGTCAGTGATAGGCGCGTGGTGTTATTTGCAAAAACCGCTTGACCCCGCAATTAAGGAACTGGGTCAAATGATTATTTCAGGTATTATGGGAACGATGATAGGATTGAGATTAACCAATAAAAAGGAGGTAAAATGAGAATATTAATTATCTGTATCGTTTTAGCTTTTTGTATTCCGGCAATGGCCCAGGATCTTGAAACTTTAACTCAACAGCAAGCACAGATCACACGTGCAATGTTCCAGACATCCGGCCAGGTGCAGCTTAACAACTCGATCATAGTTGAGGCGGGCAGGCGAAGTGCAGCACTTCAGGATGAATTGGCAAGGCTTAACAATCAGTTAGGGGAGGTTCAAAAGGCAATTCGGAAGCTTACTGCGGTTACTACGGAAAAACCGAAGGTTGAATAATGAACGTATATCTAAAATAAAACTGCCCAGCCGTGAAGCTGGGCAGGGTTTAATTTTTCTGGTCATTACGAGCGACCAGCCAGGTTAATATAAATAATACGATCCAGAATAGAATTATTTTACGGAATGTCCCACTTTAAGGTTGACTAATTAATTATGTGTACTAAATTTAAGCCATACTACAATCACAAAGGAATAACAATATATCATGGTAACTGTAAAGATATTTTACGTAGTATGGACCAAGAATCGGTTGACCTCATTCTTACTTCTCCACCTTACGACAGTATCCGTGATTATACTGGATATGAATTTGATTTTTATAATATCGCTATTGAACTTAGGAATTTGATCAAACCGGGTGGCTTGATAGTTTGGGTGGTATCAGACCAAACATTGAACGGTTCAGAAACAGGCACAAGTTTTGAACAGGCTATTTTTTTTAAAAAAATTGGGCTGAAACTACATGACACAATGATCTTTCAAAAAAATGCTTATGACCCAAATATTCACCATGCAAGGTATATGGGTGTTTTTGAATATATGTTTGTATTCTTAAAAGGTGAAAAGCCGAAAGCATTTAATCCTATTCTAAAGAAAAATTCTTGTTACGGTAACAAGTCTGGTGTTCATAAATCTATGCAAGCAAGCGGAAAACGATATGTTTATGACGTTGATAGAAAAATAGCTAAAGAATCAAAGAGGGGAAACATTTGGACTTATAATGTCGGCAATGCTACTGGAGATGATAAATTGGCATTTAAACATCCTGCGCCATTTCCTGAAAATTTAGCGAGGGAACATATATTATCTTGGAGTAATGAAGGTGATGTTGTGCTTGACCCATTTTTGGGGAGCGGAACGGTATTGAAATCGGCCAAGCACACTAATCGGAGTGGCATCGGAATAGAGATAGAAGAAGAGTATTGTAAGATATCTATTAGACGGCTTTCTCAAGAAACTTTGCCCTTTGGTTCTTCCATATCCTCAACAAAATTAAACTCGGTCTGTTCAGGTAAATCAGGCCGGAATGCTCTTTGAAAAAGTCGCTCAAAGTTTCGCCAATTGGCGGCGGCTCTCATTAATGTAGTAACTGAAGCAATATGCCTTTCAAGATGTGGATTGCCAATATCTTCAGTCAAAAATTGGTGGTGTCGGTGCCTCCGGTATCCTGGCTTGAGCGTAGGGTTCTTTTTGCGGAGTTCAGTCAATACACCTTGTGGCAATTTTTGGTAAATAAGTTGATTGGTGAGCTTGCCGACATATTTGGGTTTTTTTACTGACAGTGGGCTATACTGCCAACCACGAAGGCGAAACAATTGCTTATAAAATTCATCAGGAAACCTTTTCGTCCAGGGCAATAGCTCTTTGGCAATATACGCTTCTAAAATGGTTTCAAGTTCTTTGCGGTCCCGGTCATACTGATATCCGGTGGCTTCGTCAACAAGGGCAATGATACCAACTTTGGCAAACGATCTGACAAGAGCCTCACAATATTTGGCGTATCGCTTTTCTTGATCGGTTTTCAAAGCATCGGCGTCACGGGCGTCGAGAACGGCTTGACATAAATCATGAAGTATTGTGGCTTCATAACCGGCAGTTGGGTTTTTCTTGCGAGAACCAACGCCAATAAATTCAATCGGTTTTCGGATGGCCAAATCTAAGTCATTGTTAATAAAGGGTTTTAGTGTTGGGTGTGTGACAATTCGGCTAACTCCTTGTCCACGGCCTTTCATGCCAATTGCTTTGGTCATTCCACGGCCTGAAATAACTCTTTTACCGTCTTTAAGATTGAAGCATGGCATTTCAATGTCCCCAATTTTGAGGACGCCTTGATGTGTGGCTTTGATCATATAGCACCTCCTACGGCTTTGAATAATGTTGCATCGAAAAGGTTTTCGGTTTTACGATTGTTCCAACGATATGAAAATTCATCAATATAGCGGTTTAAATAGAAGTGGCTTACTTTATGGTACTGGCCGACAATGCCACGTTTCAGCAAAGCCCAAAATGATTCAATTGTGTTCGTGTGCTTGTCACCGTCAACATACCAAACTGTGTGATCAACAACTTGGTGGGGCATGAATTTCTTGATTCCGATATATCCCTTATACTCATCAGTCATTAAAACGGCATTGCCGATGTCAACATTTTCACGAACCAAAGCATTGAGATTCTTTTTATTGACTTTTTTAAGGTGGAAAGATTGCGCTCTTACCTTGCCCTGGTCTCGCTCAACCATGCCGACAACCGGAATTTTTTTTGTGCCACGGCCCCGCTTATGCGGTCCTGTACCCTTGCGAGGCTTGCCGCCGATATATGTTTCATCGGTTTCAACAATTCCGGTCAATAGGTTGCGCTGCCACCTTTCGCTCATGGCTTCACGGATCTTCATTGCCATGCGCCAAGCAGTATCTTTATTAACCATCAAATCACGGCCAAGCTGCCTTGCTGATAAACCCTTTTTGGCATTCAAGATGATAGCGATTGCAAGAAACCACTTTTGCAACGGTAAGTGGGTATGGTGGAAGATCGTTCTAACTGTGACGCTGAAACTGGTTTTACATTTACGGCATTGGTATCGATGGGTGTTTGGGAGTGGTCTTGCGTCCCTGGCTTCACAGTATGGGCATTGTGGGAGTGTTCCCCATCTAACTTGCTCAAGATGTGCTATGCAATCGTCGTTAGTGGGGAACTTTGAGTAAATGGATACGATGTTCATAATGTCCTCCGTGGTTAAAGTTTTCAACCTTTATATAGGACATTATAAACCTTAAAACTAATTTGTCAAGAACTTTCTTTCAACCGTAAAATGGGACATTCCGTTTTCTTTTTGTAGTTGTTTTTTATTCATAATATCACCCCTTTATAAGTTTAAAAGTAAACCCGCTAAGATAGAGATACCGCAAAACTCCGGTTATCTCCGCGATTTCCAGCCCGGATACATTCCATATACAATGTACCCGGCCTTGTTTTGATATTATAATTTGCATGGTTAATAGGCCCAAGCGCAGTTGAAAAAGTTGTTCATTTCAGATTTACGGGTTCTTTCAGCTTTCACGGCTGCAACGGTGTCTTTTTTGTATTCTTTGATAGCATAGTCGATATTGGATTTTGCCTCTGACACCATGTAATCAGTTTCACCATAATAGCCCCAACATGAATCGTCACATTCAACCTGATTGCCGTTAATAGGTTCAACCGTGTATCCGTAAACTTGGCCAGTTAAAAAGTTGTCATAAGTCTCGACTTCTCCCTGTAAATATGATATGACTTTAGCAAGATTGTTTTTTGTCAATCGGCCATATTCTTTCCTGGCATTGCTCTTTGACAAATAGATAAAACCGATTTGGCCGCTATCCCAGGGACACGAAAAAGCAGAGGTCGACATGGTAATACCTGAGTGATCGTAAAGAAATAAAGGTAATACGATTGCAAGTTTTTCAAGTTTATCCCAGTATTTATTAATAAACTCTTGTTCGTCCATATTCTGATAATCAATATCCATTGTTTCTGTATAAGCGTCTAATCCGTGCCACAAAATTTCAAAAATGGCTTCAGCAGGGTTTCTGTATCCGTGCTTATCACCTAAGATATAATTAGGGTGAAAGCATACCATTGTTCCAAGTCCATCAAACATTTGTCTTGGATCTTGTGCATCTTCATCTTGGTGCAAATTGATATTAAATCCTCTGTATTCAATCGTTTTAAATGCTTCCATAATAAATCCCTCCCTTTGTTAGTGGTTTATACCAAGTGCGTGCCAGTTAGATTTGACAACATTAATGTTATGGGTTTTTTTCCAACATATTGAACAGATCCACTTTTTTAAATCATGGTCTAAAAATAGCCTGTGCTCTTTACGATTGCATTTTTCGCATTTTTTAGGTTTCATTTTATTAATTCCTTTTAAGTGGTTAATGGTTACATCTGCTCTTGACTTCGGATGTCAAGAGCAGGATAATCATTAATCAATTTACGGCGGATAATGGTTCTTGTTCGAGATCCACAGAACCATAACGTGCGCGGATTTCGTTCATATCAAATACACGCTTTGTTCTTTTACGATACGTTCCGTCGTTCCAATACCACATTTGTTTTTTACTGGCCCACTTCAAACCAAGTGTTTTTAGTTCCTTTTTATAGCGCCAAGTCTCACCTGATAACCATAACCAGGAACCGCAAACCTCTGTTTTGACATTAACAAAATGCTTAATATCATTAAAAACGGCTTGCATTTTATCAGTTAATGAAGTATCATCTGTTTGCTGGTCACAAGACCACTTGCCAAAATGTTCTTTCAAGAACTCATAGGCAATATTGACAACTTTCATTAATTCAAGTCCATGCGGGTTGAGATCCGGATGATACTTTTTGCACGCTTGCCGGTATGCATTTTTTAAATCGTCCAGGGTCTCACCTGTGGGCCTGATAACATTTAATGCCTGTTCTCTTGTCATATTTACACCTCCTAGTTTAATGGTTAATGATTAATCTTAACTATCTATAACAGCATAAGTTATGCCAACTTTAACAATATCAATAAAATAGCCTAAAATATCATGTAACATACTTAAACCAATGAGTTTAAACGATTTTATAGTAACTATGACAGTTTGTAATGGTTTAAGAATATTTGCAAAATGCAATGGAATATCAAGAAAACAGCCAAAACGTATGCAAAATGCAAATAAAATATGCATAATGCAAATCGAAAGTAAGAATATCCAATAAAATCAGCAAACGTAAAGTTGCAAATTGCAAATGTATGTAATACAGGTAACAATTCAGGTGATATGATATAACTTAAGGTTATTTATCTTGACAAATGATATGAAATTTGGTATGGATAATAAATCAACTATAGCAGGATAGACTATGATAACATCAACCAATCAAATTAATTTACACGGCGCTCCGCAACTTTCAGCGGTCTATCCAGCGCCACTTTAGCAATACAGGCCCGTCTATTAATTTAGTCGGGCCTTTTGCATTAGGTTGCAGCCGGATAGAGGCATGATCCGGCGACTAGCCAAACTGTGAACAAGATAGAATCATCATTCTACCTGGCTGCATCCTGTAAAGTTTACATAATCAACCGCCTAAGAGCCATTTTAAGCAATCTTTAATTAAATCAGATACCAGACTATGCCTATCTTATCATACATTTCAGCCTTGTTACTCCCAGTCGCTGTAATCATTGCGGCATTAATTATTGCTAACTCTATTAAAGCAAGGTGACTATTTGAATGTACCAGCTAGAAACGAAAGAAACCGAGCCATTATCCAAGAGTATGCAGACGGTAAAACATACACCCAACTTGCCAAGAAATATAATCTTGCTACCTCAACCCTTGCACCTATCCTAACATCTGAACAGTCTAAAGCTATTCAACTGGCATCATACAACCGCAGAGTTGCCTTATTACCCAAAGCTATTGATAAGGAAA